TCATACCAGCATACGCCAATATCCGTTGGGGCTGCCCTGAGCACGGCACTATCTACGCTCTCGAACTCCGCTCAAAGGAGAAGGTGAAAGCAGAGGCTAAGCGCATCAGGGCCCGGCATGAGGCTGAGAAGGCAGATCGGCAGCGCCTGGCAGAGCGACGCAAAGAGGTGAAGCCATTACGCCACTGGGTGCAGATGACCCAGAGAGCAGTCAATGATTATCGCCGAGAGCTGCTTCTTTCTCAGGGGCATGGCTGCATCTCTTGCGGAACCATGACCGCGCCTGTCTGGCATGCCGGGCATTATCGCACCACCGCTGCCGCCCCGCAGCTGCGCTTCACAGCAGAAAATATATGGGTCCAGTGTCCCGCCTGTAATGTGCACAAGTCAGGAAACATTGAGGCATACAGGGCTGCCCTCGTCGAGTTGATAGGCGAAGAGAAAGTGCAGGAGCTGGAATCCAACAACGAAAACCACCGTTACACCCGAGAAGAACTGGATCGCATTCGTGCTGAAGCCAGAGCCAACCTTCGCGCCATCAAAGAGGAGTGCGCCGCATGAGCATCGAAACCATTTACTGCATCGGCTACGTGGCTTTCATCGCCGCGCTAGTGTGCCGTGACTTCCTGTATAGCCGGAGGGTGGCGAAATGAACACTCATAACACACTCGCATTACTCAACATGTACCGAGAAAAGAAAGTCGCTGCCGTGCGCACTCCTGCAGGCGTGCAACTGATGGGCGTTCGCAACCTGACCGACGCAGAGCGCCGCACGCTTCTCGCCATCCCACAGGCTGACCTCGAATCAGCGTTAAGGTGGCAGAAATGAACCGATCCGACATCGAGCGCTACCAGCGTGAATCCATCCTCCGCTCCGGATTCGACATCAACCGACGCGGCCCCGGTGGCACAGCACAGCAGATTATCCGCAACAGTGAGCGCCGCAAGGCACAGGCAAAGCAGAAGGCAGGAGAGACAGCATGAAGAGTGAAGCACTATCTCAATTAGCGACGATTTTGAGGAAGTCAGAGCTAAAGAAGCGCTATCTGAAGCCGGTGCAGTTAATCACGCCGTTGCAATCAGCGTGGGTGCGGTGCCTGCTGGATGTATGGGGCAGTAAGTACGGCGGCAGTGTAGGACCAGAGACGGTAAAATCCTCAGTTATCGGACGGCTGATGATCCGCAATAACTGGAGCGACAAAGACTCCGAGCGCATCTTCAAAGTAGTTACCGATCTCCACGCGCAGGGCTATAGCGGGACCGAGTTATTCATCAAGGCTCAGCAAATCGTATTGCTCAACGACAAAGTAGGCTCTCTTCTGGAACGCGCCAACGAACAGGAAGATGCCGATTTAGTAGAGAAGGTGATGTGCAAGCTTTTCACAGCTGACAACCCGATCCGCGCTGTAGCTATTAAACATTACTGTGAGCGCAAGTGCTCGCAACATATCGCTGCTGACTTGGCGAGGATGACGGGGATGGATATCGAAAACGCAAAGACTCGCATCAGATGGTGCAGGCAGCTTCTGGAGGCTTCAGTATTTCACACTATCAGGCAGGAAGTTGATGCTATCCGTCACGATATTGCTGCTTAAATGCAAAATATTGCAAAAATAACTTGAAAACGTCACCTGAAGATATTACATTTTGTGTATGCTCGGACGTCAAAGGCGAAAGAGCAGGTTGATGGAGAAAATGAGGCGGCAGCCATCAACGATCCCGTCTAGTTGGTCTAGCTTCGTGTTTGCGAAACGACTCCAACCGTACCGGCTGAGAGGTCGGTGCCAATTCAAGCCACTGGTTACACCGGTGGCTTTTTTACGACTGCAAACACGTCGTCATTGTGGCGGCGTTATCTGCGTAAGGGTGCATAACCTATTCGCGATACGGTTATGCCGTATGCTCCACGAAACGGAGCACACAACAGGTGAGAGCATTAGGCAGACGGCAATCTACATTTTCCGATTAGCAACCAGTGAAAGGCCAATGTGGAGTTGTGACGACGCTCGTCAGTGCTCTCTCCGTTGTGGTGAATGCGGAGGCTGATGCGCAATGGTTTGTGGGTGCAGTTGACTCCTGTGACACCCCAATGCTCGATACGCTTCGCGGGCGTAAATCCACCGGGAGACACAAAGCGAGCAATGCCGGAGATCAGCACCGGCCACCGCACACTAAATTCTAAAACGAACTCTCATCGCCAGCCTTCGAGCTGGCTTTTTGCTTTGCGCCTGAGAGGCTTTGCTCTCTCGATTTCCCCGGCGCTTTCTTATCTCAATACGCAGCCGGACTAGCCGAATGGTGGATAACAGCTTAATAACAGGCGTGATCGCGCTTATCGGTGGCGGTGGAGCAATCGCCCTTTTCTGGAAGCCGCTTTCGGCTGCTATTGGCTCTCTGATTATCAACAACCGCGCAGGCGGAGAGATAATCACCCACTACAAAGAGCAGGTCTTTCAGTTAAAGGCTGATAAAGAACAGCTCGAAAAAGACAACAAAGAATTGAAAGAGCGAAGGGAAAAAGACCTCGCGAGAATATCGCACCTTGAAAACGACATCCGCCTGATTAAGACATCGCTCCGTATGCTGATAGCCATCACCGGATCTGGTCTCGATGATGCTTTCAAGGGGCAGGTTGATTCAATGCTCGCCAAACTCGATGGAGAGCCAGATGAAAGCTAAAGGCTTTTTTGAAAAGCACAGGGGAAGGTTGTTGCTGGGTGGTTTATTCCTGTTTGTCTGCGCTGTTTGTAGCGTGATGACAATCCTCTTTATCTACTCAAATAACAACATCCGATCCGAATACCGAAACATTGCTGATAAGCGCGATGAGAAGGTGGAGAAGTTGACAGAGCAGGTCGGCACGCTGCAGAAGAAACTCGACGCTATCCCTGATCGCACCGCTGAAAAGACAGCGGACAAGGTTAAGACCGTAGTGAAAGAGGACGAGAAGAAATGAGCCAGGCAGTTCCAATCCTCTTCTTCGAGGAAGGCTTTAAAGAAAAGCCATATATCGACACAGAAGGCTATCCGACGGTTGCAGGCGGAATCAAGATTGGGCCGAAAGGCGCAGCGTTGAAAAACTACACATTCACTGTGCCTCGTGCGGTAGGAGAGGTATGGACTCAGGTGTTTGTTGACAACGTAACCCGCGACTGCCGAAGCAACCCATCAATCTACGCCGCCATGCAGAAATGCAACCCGGCGCGGCAGGACATCCTCATCTCCATGGCCTACCAAATGGGAGTGGCAGGTCTGGCAGGGTTCAAGAATACTCTGGCGCTTATCGCCGCTGGCAAGTTCACGGAGGCCGCTAACGGAATGCTTAGCAGTAAGTGGGCTAAGCAAACGCCAAATCGCGCCCAGCGGCACGCCGAGGTGATGCGTACCGGTACCTATGACATCTACAAGGGGCTGATATGATCGCCTGGATTGCTATCATCGCCTCCATTGCTGTCGTGCTCTTGTTGCTCCAGCGCTTTACCAGTCTTGAATTTGTCACCCATGCCAAGCTGCTATTCAAAACGTGGTCTGTGTGGCTGACGTCTATTGGCGCAATGCTGAGCACATCTCCCGATACGCTACTGGCTATTTGGGCTGGCCTGCCTGATGAGTTAAAGCAGATGATTCCCTCTACCTGGATGGCCTACATCGGCCCCGGTCTTATCGCGCTGGGGGTGGCCTCTCAGTTCATCCGGCAGGACAGGTTGCGCAGGGAGCGTGAGAAACTGGAGCGCCGCTTATGATGGAGTTCTTCAAATCATTCGGCGGCGTGACGGCCATCGGCGCAATCATCGGGATTATCGTCGCCTACTTCACTGGCCGGTCCAAAGGCAAGACTACTGCCGAGCAGAAGGCCAATGAGCGCGAGACTGAAATCAAACTCGAAGCCGAGCAGGCAGTAAGAAAGCGCACCGAAATCGTCAGCAAAGAGGCATCTGATGTCAAAGATACTGTTTCCCGTATGCCTGGCAGCGCTGTTGACGACGAGTTGCTCCGTGACTGGACCAGAAAGGATTGAGGTAGTGGACACGTCCTGCGCGTGGGTTAGGCCTATCATCCTCACAAGGGCAGACGTTCTCACGCTAAGCGACGAGACGAAACGCGCCATCCTGACCCACAACAAGACATGGAAAGCTAACTGCCAGCAGGAAGCCAAATGAGTGCTTATTCCATATTCAACGCTATCGCCGGAGGCTGCATCCTTGGCCTCATCCTGTCGTGGGTATTCTTCTGGGTTTACCAGCGGCAGGCACGACTGCATCGCGAAGAGATTCGCCGGTTACAGCAGCAGCTGATTATGGAAGTAAAAAGAGTGCACAAGCTCAATTAGGGCCATTACAAAGCGTCTCACCCGGGGCGCTTGATAATGGTTAAAGGAGAATGTCATGGCAACCCAACAACTGATACTGAACCAGCAATGGGTGCAGATTACCGACGGAACACAGAACAAAACATTCCAGGTAATCAGCGGCACCGTGATTATGCGCGATCAGGAATCAATCCCTGAGGCTGGCGCACCGGGGCATCAGGTTACAGGCTGGATGACAATAAGCCAGCCGACAAAGTGCTGGGTTCGTGCATCAGGCTCTACCAACGTAACAATCATCCTGTCGTGAGGGGCCTATGTTCAGCGTAGATAAGTTCATCGGCAAACTCAGCACCGGCGGCGGGACAAGCACCACGATCATCGAAGGCAACCAACTGCATGTCGGCATGACAGACCCCACATCCGCGCAGGGTAACAATGGTGACTCTTTCATCAACAAAGCTACCAAAGTGCTCTTTGCACCGAAGAGTAATGGTCAGTGGCCGCAGGGAATCGACCTGAGCGGAACAGAGATGCATTTCGGCACCTCAGACCCTACCGATGCTATTGGCGCTGATGGTGCTGTCTACTTCAACGAGACCACCAAAACGCTGTTTGGGCCGAAAGCTAACGGTAAGTGGGGCGCTGGCTCATCGCTAACAGGTAATGACGGCAAGACACCGCAGTTGAGAGTGACCGGCCTTAACCTACAGGCAAGTTATGACGGGCAGCAGTGGACAACCATTTTCGACCTTTCCGCGCTGAAGCCAGCCGACGGGCGTAGCGTTGAATTTCAGGCTGCCGGCACAACCCTGCAGTCCCGGCTTGATGGCGACACTCAGTGGCAAGACCTCTTCGACTTCTCTCAACTCAAAGGCACTGACGGTAAAAGTGCAGAGATGCGCACGGCCAGTGGTTATGTGCAATGGCGGCAGGCTGGCAGCGCAGATTGGGTGAACCTTTTTGCAGTGCCGAAGGATGGCGCAGCAGGGCCGGCTAATAAGCTTTCAGTTGGCTCAGTGAATAAACTACCTGCCGGAAGTCAGCCAGCCGTAGAGATAGCAGGAGATAGCCCGAATCAGGTTGTTAACTTCTCGCTGGTTGACGGCGCGAGCGTAACGATTAAGCCCGGCAAGGTAACAATGCTCCCTGAGGGTAGCAGCATGACTGTCGGCCTGTCCGGCACATATCCTGACTACCTGTTAGATATCGGCTTCCCGACGCCTGAGAAAGGCGAGACAGGTCCAGCCAACAAGTTAAGCGTTGGCACCGTATCGCTACTTTCTGCTGGCTCAGCGCCTACGGTAACGATTGCCGGCACACCGCCAAACCAGACAATAAGCTTTGGCCTGCCTGCTGCTAAAGATGGCGTTTCGCCTGTGCTGAAAATTGGCACCGTCACAACCCTATCAGCGGGCAGCGCAGCAACGGCAGAGATTACTGGTACCGCACCTAACTTCACGCTTAACGTTGGTATCCCACAAGGCCAGCAAGGAGTAGGGTTAACGCCCGGAACTGCAATTCAGCAAGCCTCCCTGGCACTGGAGACAGCATATCGGGCTACTGACCTTACCAAGCCTCACTTCCTTTCAGTGATGATTGATGTCACCTATACAGTAACGCTGGCATCCACCATGAGCGATACGGTTGAGCTTTGGGTTGGCCCTGATGCAACAGGAGTCGCTACAGGCGGCACAACGGCGAAGCGAGTGGCTTCTTTCAGGTCTGCGCTAACAGGCATCGCGGTATCCATCGGTATGGCAGCAGGCGACAGGGGCCAGTTAACCTGGCTGGTACCAGCAGGCCATTACTTTGCTCTGCGCCGTACAGCAGGCACTCGTGCAACAATCGCTGAAGCATTCCTCCAGCCTCTAACATAGGGACGCATCATGTCAGAGATTTATCAGGTCACGATCATCACTCAGGACGAGCAGCAGTTCACAGGCAAGATGGCACGCAGAGAGCCAGCTTTGATGAATGGCTTTGTCGCTCTCGCAACAGAAGATGGGCAGTGGCTCTATTTCACGCCTACTGATGTGAAGCGCATCATCTATGTGCCTGACACCAAAACAGAGGAGCAACCGAATGGCGACGTGCAATCTGACGCTCCAGTTGAAGACCAGGTGGTGGATTCCGATGTATCTAGGGACGCTGAAGCTGTTGTGCCTGATGATGCGGCGTGAGCCAGATTACGAGAAGGTCTCAGCATTCATCGTGAAGTATGGCATCAGCCAGAAGGTAGTTGCTGAGCCGATACAAAAAGAGACGGAGTAGCCCATGAGCACGGCGACCAAAAAAACTGGCCGCCCTTCTGACTATCTACCAGAGGTGGCAGCCGATATCTGTGCGAAGCTCGCCGAAGGTGAGAGTCTGCGTAAAGTGTGTGAACGCCCCGGCATGCCGAGCAAAACATCAGTGTTTCGCTGGCTTGCCGAACATCAAGAGTTTCGTGACCAGTACGCAAAAGCTACTGACACCCGCGCCGACGCTCTTTTCGAAGAGATGTTCGAGATTGCGGATGATGTGGTCGCAGAGGCAGCAGCAGTAGCTAAAGCCCGCCTGCGTATCGACACTCGGAAATGGGCGCTTGCCCGAATGAACCCCAAGAAGTATGGCGACAAGGTCAGCCAGGATATCGATCTGAAGTCATCCGACGGCACCATGACCCCACAGCCAACCACCATTCAACTCGTACCGGTAGAGCCTAAGCATGAGCCAGACAGTTCAACTGCCGATACCAGCGAAACTGGCGCCACTCTTCATAGCTCCGAATAAGCGCTATCGCTGCTCTCATGGTGGGCGTGGTAGTGCCAAGACACGCACCTTCGCTTTGATGACAGCCGTTAAGGCATATCAGGCCGCCGCTAATGGTGAGTCAGGTGTGATTCTCTGTGCTCGTGAGTTTATGAACTCGCTTGAAGAGTCGAGCATGGAAGAGGTGAAGCAGGCTATCCGCGCAGTTCCGTGGCTGGCTGCTAACTTCGATATCGGCGAGAAATACATCCGCACACTGGACAAGCGAGTGAGCTATGTCTTCTGTGGTCTCCGCCACAACCTGGACAGCATCAAGTCTAAGGCTCGCATCCTCCTGTGCTGGGTGGATGAAGCTGAGTCGGTCAGCGAAATAGCCTGGCAGAAGCTCAGCCCTACAGTTCGTGAGGCAGGCTCTGAGATTTGGGTGACTTGGAACCCTGAAAGGGATGGAAGCCCGACCGATAAGCGATTCAGGAAGGATGCTGGCGACGACTGCATCACCGTTGAGATGAACTACACAGATAATCCCTGGTTCCCCGGCGTGCTTGAAGGTGAGCGCAGGAGCGATCAGCGACGTCTGGATGACCAGACTTATGCATGGGTCTGGGATGGCGCATACCGCGAGAACAGCGAGGCGCAAATCCTTGCTGGCAAATACCGGGTGGATGAGTTCACTCCGGGAGACGGCTGGGATGGGCCTTACTACGGCATCGACTGGGGATTCAGTCAGGATCCGACAACGGGCGTCAAATGCTGGGTATACGATGACCGGTTATGGATTGAGCATGAGGCGGGCAAAGTCGGACTTGAGAATGACGATATCGCCAAGTTCATGATAGACCGCCTGCCTGGCATTGAGGAGCACGCAGTACGCGCTGACTCAGCAAGGCCAGAGACCATTAGCCACGTCAAGCAGGACGGGCAAGGTAAGCGTCAAAACCTCCCCCGCATAGTTGGCGTCGAGAAATGGAAGGGCAGCGTGGAAGACGGCATATCGCATCTCCGTAGCTACAAGGAAATAGTGATTCACCCGCGCTGCACTCAATGGCTGAAAGAAGCACGCCTCTATAGCTACAAGGTAGATCGCCTCACCGGTGATGTGCTGACTGACATAGTTGACGCCAATAACCACTACATCGACGGCACACGCTACGCGCTGGCTCCGCTGATTAAGCGGCAGACCAAAGGCGCATTCTTCTTCTGACAGGAGTAACACTCAGTGAGTGAACAAGATAACAGCCTCGTAATGGCTGTGAACAACCTCGCCGCTGAGATGAGGCGTAATGATTACGTCCGGTCACTATCAGCGCCGGGAAGCAACACCAAGCGGCCTAACCTGTATCAGGAGTTTGGCTACCCACAGCAGATATCTTTCCGTGACTTCTACGCTCTCTACCGGCGCAATGCAGCGGCTTTCGCCGTGGTGCACCGCCTTCTCGATGGTTGCTGGCAGGACTTCCCGTTTATCGTCGATGGTGACGAGGCTCAGGAGGACAAGAGCGCAACCCCGTGGGAGAAGCAAGTTAACAAGCTCCTGAAGAAGCAATGGAGCAAGGTTAAAGATGCTGACCGCCGCAACATGGTTGGCAGGTACTCCGCGCTGCTGATTCAGGTCAGGGACAATAAGCTCTGGAAGGAGCCAATTGACACCGGCACCGTCGGCAGACTGAAAGAAAAGGCCCTTGTTCGGCTCATCCCTGTATGGGAAGAGCAACTCACAGTGGCCGATTGGGATAACGACCAGCTATCAGAAACCTTCGGGCAGCCTCTGATGTATAACTTCAGCGAGCTACCTGTGGGACATGACCAGTTCGTTGGCCCTGTGCGCTACACCGAAGTTCACCCGAGCCGCGTTATCGTGTTCTGCGAAGGCTCAGAGGATGAGAACATGTTCTCCGGCGTACCTCTACTTGAGGCTGGATATAACAAGCTGCTCGACCTTGAGAAAATCTCAGGTGGTGGCGCAGAAGGATTCCTGAAGAACGCCAGTCGGCAAATCTCCGTGGAGTTCAATGACGAAACCAGCATGCAGAACATCATGGATATGGCGAAGCAGGCGGGCTACAGCGACCTCGGCGAGGCCATGACCGACAAGATTAACAAACTCAACCGTGGTACCGACTCAGCAGCAGTGATGCAGGCAGGGCAGATGAAGGTGCTCTCGGTTACACCGGGCGATCCCCAGCCGACATGGACGGTCACCGCCAACGAGCTGGCCTCTTCGGTGCAGATGCCATTCACCATCCTGTTTGGTCAGCAGACCGGCAGGCTGGCGAGCGACGAGGACAAGACAGACTGGGCTATTCGACGCAATCAGCGCCGCAACGGCTTCCAGACTGACCGTATCACCGCACTGGTTGAGCGCCTCTGGACGGTTGGCATCATCCCTCCGCCGACGAAGGGTGAAATTACGGTCTCATGGACTGACCTTCTGGCTCCGGGCGAGAAAGAGAAAATTGAGAACGCTGGCAAGCTTGGCGATATCGTGCAGAAGACGTATCAGGCCTTCGGTGCCGAACCTCCTTTCACTGTCAACGAGATTCGCCAGGCTGGCGGATTTGATCCGCTACCAGAAGTTAAAGACCCGCCTAATCCTAACGACAAGGTAACGACAGATGACCCTTTATCCGATGACCCAGAAGCAGCGGCAGCGGATAGGGACGCCAATCGTACCGAGGAATAAGGCAGACCCGACTCGCTCATCACGGCAGGTAGACAGGATGTACCGGGATATCGAAGACCGGTATCTCGGCATCAAGCGAGACCTCCGGGCGCTGTTTGATATGCAATTGACCGGCTCTTATGTCGAAACCAACAGCCAGCAGAGCTTCATGGCGTGCAACAACGAGGAAGGTCCGGCGACGATATACCAGGTCAACATTGGCCGGTACATCTATGACATGACAGCCTCGAAGCTTGCCAGCCTGCTGGAGAGCGTACAGGGCATTCTTGACCGCTGGCTCACTGAGGGCGGCGAACAGGATGTCTGGTCGATGGAGTATGTCGCCGCAGAGTATGAGCGCGGCACGCAGCAGGCAGTTGATAACCTCTCAGCGCAGTCGCCCATCTATGAGCAGCAGGTGACGCTGGCAGACAGGCTGTCATCTCCTGCCATACAGAACCAGATAGCCAGCGCACAGGTAGCGACGTACAGCGACTGGAAAGGCATCAGTGACGCAGCCCGAGCAGACCTCGCAGGCGTCATCACCGACTCTGTAGCACGAGGAATCAACCCACGCGAGACAGCCAGCATCGTCAGCAAGCGCCTTGACGTCTCAATGGTGCGAGCCAAGACGATTGCACAAACGGAGCAGGTAGGCGCTCTCAGGGCTGCTCAGCGCAACGAGGCTGCCTGGTCACGCGATACGCTGGGTCTGAATACTGCGATGCTTCACCTGTCAGCGCTCAAGCCCACATCCAGATCGTGGCATGTGGCGCGTCATGGGCACACATACACACCGGAAGAGGTCGAAGCGTGGTATGCTGAGCGTGGCAACCGTTATCATTGCTACTGCAGCCAGATACCTGTGCTGCTAAACGATGATGGAACGATATTCAACAAAGGCCTCGCAGAAAAACTCGCTGCCGAGAGAGATAAATGGTCATTTAAAATTGCAGCTTAAATCGGGGTATGAAGATGAAAAGACAGTGCAGTAGCCTTGAATTAAAAGCCAGGCCTGGAATTGTTTATCAACCTTCAGATTCATTCGTCCATTCAATTCCAATCTGTGTACCTAGATGCACCCAGGTGCCAGTCATTATTAGCGAAGATACCGACTTCGCAGAAGGTAACCTGTTCAACAAAGGCCTGGCGGAGAAGCTCGAAGAAGAGCGTAAGCGCTGGGTGAAGTGATATAATGCATGTGTGGCTAGGGTAGCTCCCGAAAAGCGGCATCGTCACCGCCTGCCATGTATCTACTGACGAGCAACTAAGACGAGGTTGTTATGTGGGAAGTGCAGCAAAAGATAACTGAGGATAGATGTAGCGTGGAAATATGCGCCATATCTAGCACCAATGAGCATGGCAAGCGGAGTTGGGGTTGGCACAATCCTAATGAAAAATATATTGTTCTATCTGTAAGCAACCTCTACCAACAAGTACCAATTGCTGATGTTATTCTGGACACGGCAATGAAAGAGGCTCAGCGCATTTGTGACGAAAAGAACTCACAGTCATAGTCTTCAATAAATACACAAACAGGTCGCCACGGCGGCCTTTTTTATTGCCTGAAATCCACCAATGAGGCCCATATGAGCGGCGTTTATTTCGAATCAAAGCGAGTCGGTGATATCTCCTGCACTCATGTGAAGGTAGGTGGTGTGGAAGCCATCATGAAAAAGATCGGCGAGCGCAAAGTTATCGAGTCAAAAGGCCGCGGCAATGTCCGACAGGTCAAGGCTATTGCCCGCGCATTACACAAAACCATCCAGTGAGGATCAAGCATGAAACGCAACCGCGTTAACGTGCTGTCCGTCGTCAACTCCGCTTCCAATATCACTACCGAGACCATCAACGGAAGGCCACACATTGTGGTTCGCGGCGTCACGCCCATCGTTGACGACATTGTGATGAACGGCAAGTTGTATACGGCAGCAGAAATCGAGAAAGGCTACCGCTCGCTTGAGCGCACGCCAATGCCGCTTGGACACCCCAAGGTAAATGGCAAGCACGTTTCAGCCAGAGATGTTCAGGCGGTGAATGAGTACCACGTCGGAGCATGGTTCCAGAATGCCGAGCACAAAGGCGGCAAAGTTACTGGTGACATGTACGTTGACCGCCAATATGCCGAGTCTACCGAGAAAGGTAAGCGACTGGTTAACCGCCTGGATGAGATGGCCGCCGGTAATAACGTTGAGCCTATCCATATCTCTACCGGCCTACTGTATTCAGGACTGGCCGCCAATGGCGAGTCTAAGGGTAAGAAGTACCGCGAAATCGTGACGAATATGAACTTCGACCACGTCGCCAACCTGCTTGATGAGCCAGGCGCTGGTACTCCCGAAGAGGGCGTCGGCATCTTCGTTAACTCCGACGGCACAGAGCAGGAGCTTGAGGTAGTAAACCTTGATGAAGCCAATTCCGCGGACCCTGAAGTGCCAAATGACCCCGTACTCAAATCATTTTTAACCCAGCTAAAGGCGTTATTCAGCGCCAACAGCAATTCCGGCAAAGAGGAAGCAAACCCGATGAAAGAAATCATCACAAATGCGCTGAAGGCGAAAGGCAAAGACGTAGAAGGTAAGTCTGATGCCGAGCTGATGGATGCATACAACCAGATGGTCGCTGAAGAGGCTAAGTCAAAAGACGAAGCTGACGAGAAGGCCAAGAAAGAGAAAGAAGAGGCTGAGGCGAAAGCCAAGAAAGAGGCCAATAACTCTGAAGAAATGCCTCATTGGGCTAAGGCGCTGGCGGATCGCGTGGACTCAGTCGTCAACAGCCTGAACGCTGGCGCAGAAAGCGAAAAGGTCAACATGCGTGCTGCGGTGAAAACCAAGTTCGGCATGACTGATATCGCCGTCAATGCTCTGGACGGCGAGCCGCTGAAAGAGCTGTTTGCTCAATGCCAGACCTCCACAGGCCTGAATGGTGCATTCCGCCAGGCTAACAACAACCAATCTGTAAGCGAAATGCCGGAGTAAATAATGGCTAAAGATGGAAAGCACGTAATTCACGCTGGCGGCGTGTTCCCTAATCCGCTGCTCAACCGTGAGGGCGGCGCTGCTGCCGCCACCGCTCCGGGTACTGTCGGTTACTTCAATGCCGGTAAGTTCACCGCATCCACTGACGGCGGTGAGGATGCAATCCTCTACGTCGCAAACTTCGATTACCTGCGCTGCATGACGGTCGATGACGCTATTCCGGTTAACGAACTGGTAGTGGGTATCCATCCTCTGCCGGGTCTTTTCCTGAACGTCCGCGCCGCTGCAGGCACCTATCGCAAAGGGCAGCCCGTTACCGTTACCAATGGACGCATCACTGCCGCCGCAGCCGACGCGGAAGCCTTCGCATACGTCGAAGAAGACAAACCTCTCACAGCTGCCGCTGGCGACCTCGTCCGCGTAGTGTTCAAGTAAGGAGACACTGAATGTTAGTATTCTCAAAAGCGCTGGGCGAAAAGACCAATAACTTCGAGGTCAACTCGTACCAGTTCAATCGTCTCCAGCAGGAGCGAAACGCCTCTGCGCAAGCGGTGGCTGATTTCATGGCCCGCGTTCGCTTCGGTGAAGGCGGTCAACTGGATGCGGTTAACGCCGTGGATGATATCCGCCGTCTGTATCGCGCATACGACCAGACCGTAGTGCAGCAGTTCGAGCCTAACACTGAATTCACTCTGCTGAATGACGTGCTGCCGCTGTCCCGCTCAGTCCGCCTGGAAGAGTCAGTGTACGAGTACGCTCGCACCGGTGGCCGTGGCTGGGCTCACACCTCAATGTCCGGCCAGATTGGCGCGGCGCTGGATGCTCGTCAGTACACTTTCGACGGCACGATGGTTCCGATCCATGATACCGGCTTCAAGTTCAACTTCCGTGATCCGGTGTTCCTGAAAGGCTCGGCGCTGTCTTCTCTGGCAGACGCCCAGCGCGGTTCTGTCGATGATGTTCGTCGCCAGTTTGTGGATTACATCTTCAACGGCTACCGCGACTCTGAAGGTAACTTCGTGACCTATGACGGCAAGACGTGGAAAGGTCTGAAGAACGACGAGCGCGTAGCACAGGTTGACCTCGGCCCGACTGGTCTGAACATCGACTTCACCGATCCTAATGCGACCCCGGCGGCCATTCGCGCTGGCGTGATTGCGCTGCGTGACGTTCTGCGCCTGTCTAACAACCAGTATGCAGCACAGACCTGGTATGTTTCCGGCGCTGTGCTGACCAATCTGGAGCGTTTCTTCTTCGATTACCCGGGGTCCGATACCATCCTCGGCGAGCTGCGCAAGCTGACCGGCATTGCGGATATCAAAGAAGACTTCCAGCTCGAAGGTAACGAGATTGTCATTCTACCGCTGACTGCTGGCGTCGTTGCTCCAGTTGTAGGTCAGGCTTTCGGCACCGTTGCTGATCCGCGCCCGTTCTATAACAGCGACTACATCTGGCGCACCTGGGGAGCTGCCGGCTTCATGGTCAAGACCGACATTAATAACCGCTACTCTGCGGTTCACGCATCGAGCTAAGGGGATTGTATGGCACTGGTAGAGATCGTTTCACCAAACCTCTACACGGGTGCCCGCCTCCAGAAACTGGAAGTGGGCGCAACGGTTGAGGTTGACGACAAAACCGCTGAGCGCTGGAAGGCCGCTGGTCATGCCAAAGATGCTGGAAAGAAAGCTGAAAAGCAGACACTGGAAGTCGCAACTCCCGGCGGCGACGACAGCAAAAAGAAAGGTAAGTAACCATGGCGACCCCAATCACGGCAGACGATGTGAAAGGCCTTATCGCTGAGTTGGGGTACGCTGTGCTTCCTTCCCTGCTTACTCCAATCCTGGCGAAAGTAAACAGCATAATCCCGTGCATGGAAGCGGCGGGATATGACGATTACACACAGAAACTTATCCTTCTGTATGCAACAGGCCTATTGGCGGCATCGTCAGGAACACGTCGGGTTAAGTCGGAGTCAGCACCATCCGGTGCGTCACATTCTTTCGAATACGGCAGCGATGGCATAGAGGGCCTTAAGCGCTCTCTGGCTGCGCTGGACGTTAACGGGTGTGCATCCGGGTTGCCAATCACTGCCGGGTCCTCTGTGGGCTTCTTTGACGTCGTAGGAGGCTGTTGATGCGCAAAGAGAGAGAGCAGGAGCCTAAGGCTCCTGACGATGAGCCATGGCAGCATGAGGATTATCCGTTATGTCACAGGTAGCCTCATGGTCATACACCGCCACAGCAACCATCTGGCGCAAGCTGGAAGGCAACGACGAGTATGGCGACCCACTGGGATATGCCGAGCCTGAGCAAATCCTCTGTGACTACGAGGGCGGCTTATCGAGACGTATCGGAAGCCTCGGCTCGGAAATCGTCGTGAAAAACACTGTCTGGACTGAGTTTGCCCTGGCTGATGCGGGTGATTATCTGCTGATTGGCGTATCGACCGAACCAGACCCGGTTGTAGCCGGTGCCGACGAGGTGCGGCAGGTTATCCGTTATGCCGACACGTTTTACCGGACGGCTGATGACTGGGCCATCATTACAGGAGTGTAGCTATGGCTGGCAAGGTTAGAGGCGTGGCTCAGGCGAAAGCTAATCTGGATGCTATCATCGCTGATGTGCAGGGACGCAAGGTAGTGCGAGCGATACAGTCTGCCATGCTGATTGGATCAACACAGGCGGCGTTATATACCCCCATCGATACATCAACGCTGCTCAACAGCCAGTTCCGGGAGCTGAACGCTAATGGCACGAGGGTAACTGGCAGAGTAGGGTATTCTGCTAATTACGCTGTGTATGTTCATGATCCCGCTGTTCAGCAAACCTTCCGCCGGGTTACTGCCCGCAAAGAGTTCCTTACCAAAGGCTTCGAAGATTCCAGAGAACAGATTGATGCCGCAATGCGACAGGAGCTGCAGCTATGACGCCCTTGATGTATGAGCGTGTAAGGAATGCATTCGGAGAGGCTGGGTTGACCAATGGCTTCACTGTTCAGCAGTTGATGTACGAAGACCCGAAAGACCTGTCAAAAGCCGTGATGGTATTCCGCAGCAATGGTGGAACATCAATCCGAAATGACCTCGGCGCAGAGCATTACGTTCTCGTTGATGTAATCGGCGCAAAGGATAAGCGCCGGGAAGCCGTAGAGGCGGTGCAGCGCATAATCGATTACGTCCAACGGAATCCTATGGCTGATGCTTGTCTTGGCTATATCGAGAACATGGGCGGCATCCCTTCACCGGTACCGACAGAGGAAGGTCGAATAGTCTTCCGATTGCAGTTCGCCTGCACCTTTGGCGATTAGCCATATTCAACCCAAACAACCCGCTTCGGCGGGTTTTATCATTTTCATCATTAAGGAGTTTGACATGGCTAATTGCCAGAACTCGAACGAGCGGCTGTTTGGTGGCGCTGTCGTGCTTGAGGTGGCCGATGGCTGCCCTGATCAGGTTCCGCAGGAATCAGAATGGAAAGCACTCGCAGCAGGTACCAGCAAAGGCTTTGACTTCAGTCCTAACACGGTAACTTCCGATGCCGATGATGGCGGCGGTTATGTAGAGAGCATCATCACCAATGCTGACTTTACGATCAGCTTTGAGGGTGAGGTTCGCAAAAAAGACCGACTGGACCAGTATGGCATTGGGCGCTTCATCAAATACTTTGCTGGCGAGCTTTCTGCCCGTCGTCAGCCCGGTATTTGGGTGCGCATGGAGTTCGGGCCTGTAACCTTCATCGGATACATGATCGTCACCGCGCTAAGCTCGGACGGCGGTACTAACGATATCGTAACGTTCACTACCGAGTTTAAGGTGGGTGACTCACGCACTATCGCTGTGAGCGATACTGACGAAACAGTTCCTGCCACTGGCGTTACCGTTACCCCAGCCACAGCGTCAATCGCTGTAGGGGCCACACGACAGTTAACCGGCTCTGTTCTTCCTGTTGACGCTACCGACAAGAGTGGCACGTGGACTACGTCAGACAACACCAAAGCTACGGTTAGCTCTACCGGCCTGGTTACTGGTGTGGCGGCAGGGTCAGCAACCATCACCTTCACTTCAAATGATGGCAGCTTCACCGGCACTACAGCAGTAACAGTAACCTCTGCGTGACCATTACAAAGGGTTGCCAGTCAACCCTTGCTAATGCTTATGGAGACACCATGACACCACTTAAAGAGATCGGCGAGTGCCTTATCTCGGCTGATGGAGAGGATTATTTCTTCCGCCCATCGTTCGCTAATATGACGAGGGTAGGCGAGCCAGATGAAATTGTGCAGGCCTTTTACGACCTGCACCATGATGAAGTCAGCAGCCTGATAAATCGTGCTGTTCTGGCGTTCGGTCGCATTCCTGAATGGTTGGTAGATCATATCCGTAGCTGTGGTTATGGGCGCAAGGCTTTTATGGCTTCTGTTGTCGTGATGAACGCCTGCTGCCTGACTGATGCCACGCCCCTTACTGGTTATTTCCAGCCATCAAGAAGCAAAGGGCGCACGTTTAAGCACCGCAAGGGATTGCTGCCGGAGATCGATATTCTGCTAATCGCACAGTCGCTCATTGCACACGGCATCATAGGAAAGGCGAAAGTGCGACGGCTGCAGCGGCATGAAAGCCGGGAGATGAGTAAGGAGTTTCGTGCGATTGATTACATCGTCGCCGCTCAGACACATTTCAATATGAGCGAGGAGGAGGCTGGAAAGCTGACAATGACAAAGTTTCAGCTGCTTCTGAATGCCAAATACCCTGAGCAAAAAGGATTTACCAAGGAAGAGTATGAATCCGTTGCTGATGAGTACCTTGCCAAAAAGGCAAGGCGGCTTGCCAAAGCGGCATAGCCCACCTGAGGTGGGCTTTCCCCTCCCCGAATGCAAGCATGCTAGATCTTGAATATGCTTGCGTATTAATTTGTGATCAGTCTATAATGCAAGCACATTTCACAAAGAGAGTGCTTGCATTATGTCAGAAGAGAATAAAGAACCGAAGGGTAAGGCAAGGGGTGGTCTTGCCAGGGCAGAATCTTTACCAAAGGAAAAGCGGTCTGAAATAGCCAGAAAAGCGGCTATTGCTCGCTGGGGAGAGAGGCCACTGAAGGCTACTCATAAGGGAAATTTTAAAGATTTCTTTGGCGTTGATGCTGAGTGTTACATTCTCGACGACCAGACAAAGACTCCAGTGGTAACTAAGACGGGCCTAGCTAGGCTTCTTGGAATTGGAGAGCTTGCGCGTGATATTGATCGTCTACTGGAGGCTCCATACATGAGGGAATATGGTGATCCAGAATTGAGGGCTAAAATGAAAAAAGCCTTTAACTTTCAATATAGTGGCCAATCCAAAAACATCACAAATGCGCATGGTTACGATATCACTACCATTGTGGATATTGGGAAAGCGTTGATTGACGCCAAGACTGCGAATGCCCTGCCAGAGTCGAGGATCTCTTCAGCCGAAACTGCACAAAAAATAATTAATGCATCAGCTAAGTCCGGCATTAGAGGGTTGGCATATGCGCTAGCAGGGTATGAACCTGAGGCGCAAGAAGTTATTGAAGCATTTAAGGTTCACGTTCAAGAGGAGGCGAGGGCCTGGTCGAAGGTTTTCCCGGATGAGCTCTATTATGAGTGGTATCGTCTCTATGGACTGAAAAAGCCAGAAAAGGGTGGTCACCCGATCGCATTTAGATGGTTCACCGAGCGGCACATTTACAAACCTTTGGCAAAAAGCAAAGGGGTAGTTTTCGAATTAGCAAAGCAGAGCCGCGATGAAAATGGTTCACGCAGCGATAAAATTCACCAATTCCTTTCAGAGGTTGGTGACAAGGCATTGAGACACCATATTGGGAAGGTGGTTGGCATGGCGTCAATGTCAGAAAATAATGAGCAGTATGAGTCTGGGCTAAAGCGTGTTTTCGGAGATATCGAATAGTTTATTCTTTTCCCCGACACTTAGCCGACTTCATGTGAACCTTCATACCTAATGCCCGCTTCGGCGGGTTTTCTGCATGCAACTCCGCGCAATTTATTCTCCTGCTGGTTGATATGTGATCGCCTTCTGATAGGATGAAAATCACTCAACAGGAGGTGTAATGAAAAAGATTGTAGCGCTATTAATTTGCATGGCATGCACTGGCTGCTTTGATAAGAGCAATGACCAGATAAAAAGTGATGCTCTCGTAGCGGTAAAGGACAGTATTAATGAATACAACAGGCCAGGGCCATGTGATTCTCTTGTAGAGAATAAGGCGGCTTTAGGGACCGGCGCTGGCGCAGAATTAACGGCGCTTTGCGGTAACAAATTCGACATTAAAAAACCTCTATCACTCTCAGATTTCGAAGTCCGTGACAATAATCGCCAGGTGGCATGCGGTGTCGTGAACGGAACAAGCCAAGAGGGAAGCAATCTTAGCTATCGGTTTGTTTATCTGGGCAAGAATGGTGGCGTTGTGGTAATGCAACCAGCGCTATCTGGTTATATGCAGGGTGAAGTGCCGATGGTGATTTCTCAGCAGGCAGAGCTATACCAGCGAACATTTAACGAAAATTGCACCTAGCCCGCGCTTGCGGGCTTTTTTATGCGCGGAGATAACATGGCAGGCGAGCAGAAAGCAGGAAGTATTGTTTATGAAATAAGTGCTGACGTTGCTGGCCTACTTCAAGGCGGCCGCCAGGCAGTTGACGTAATCGAGATGGTTGACGATGCAGCTAAAAGTGCAGGCAAAGGACTTGACGCACTCGATAAGGGCGCATCAGATGCTGGAAAGGCAATTGTTGAGTTAGGAAAGACAACAGGAAAGGCGGGTGATGAATTATCTGCGGTCTCCGAGTCATCCTCTCAAGCCTCAGATGCACTTAATGAATTGATTTCTTATGTTAAGTCAATAGATGGCTCATCTAAATCGGCATCTACATCACTAAGCGCTATAGCGCTTGCCATGGAAGAAGCTAAAAGTGGTGCTGGCGGAGCAGGGAGTGAGTTTAACCGGGTTCAAGCTGTTATTCAGTCTCTTAATAACCAACTTCAGGTTTTAGAGAAATCTCAGCAGGGAGCTACCAGAGAGGCGGCAATCCTTGCTGCGCAATTGCGCGCTGGCGCGAAGGCGACAGAAGAAGAGAAGAATCAAATATCAGAACTTGCTGGCAGGCTTTACGACTTAAAAAACAGCTCAGATGCCGGGACTAAAAGCGGAACAGGCTTCCGAACAAGCATACAGCAAGCCGGTTATCAGGTTCAGGACTTTATCGTCCAGGTGCAGGGCGGACAATCTGCATTGGTGGCATTCTCGCAGCAAGGATCTCAACTAGCTGGAGCATTTGGTGCTGGCGGTGCAGTATTTGGTGCGGTTCTTGCGTTAAGCACTGTGTTGGCTGGCGCACTCATGACTGCGCTTGGCAACTCAGGCAATCAAATGCAGAAGCTTGAAAAAGCAGCAGAGCAGCTAAACAAGATAGTCGTCATCAATAGCCAGGGTGTAGCGGCTTTATCTAATGACTACGCCCGCCTTGCTGCCACCAACGCCACTCTCGCAGCCCAGCTAAGGGATAACGCAATCCAGCAGTATGAGATTGCTGTACGCGACGCTGGCAAGGCAATTCAAGGGATAGTTAAAGATCAGTCCTCATGGTTTGGAAGCTTGTCAGGTGGTTCTGCCAGTGTCAAAGCGCTAGGCGAGGTTGTAGATACGCTAAGCATCAGCACAGATAGCTTCAGAGATGCTTTCAAGCAGGCCTCTGCGGTTGGCCTTGGCGTTAACAATATGGCTAACACGCTAAACGCTACCGTCGCGATGCTGTCTGACGAATTTGAAATCAGTGATGATGCCGCTTTCGGGCTGGCAAAGCGGCTGAATGATTTAGCTAAAAACCCGTCCCCTCAGGCGGTGAGTGAACTTGTGGAATACATCAAGTCGCTCAGCCCGGCGTCGCGCGATGGCGCGGATGCTCTTAGCGGACTCGAAAAGAAAGTGCTTGATGCCGGTGCGGCAATGCAGTCTGCGCAGGATAATGCAGACGCCCTCAAGAAACGCCTTCAGGAGCTTCGCACAGAGGCTCAGCAGGCCAACTTTGACAACGTCAGCAAGCAACTTGAAGCCCAGCGCATTGCGCTAACCAAAGGGCGACAGGCTGCTGTTGAGTACAGCATTTCTCAGCAAGACCTCACGCAGGAGCAGAAAGACCAACTCATTCAACAGAGTCGCGTCGTTAATGGCCTTGAGGAAGAGAAGAAAGCCAGGGAAGAAGCTGAGCGAGCCGCACAAAGGCAGGCCGCCGCGGGGGAATCTGTCGCTCAGAAACTCGAAAATCTCCGGCAGAAAGCAATGCTTGCTGGCACTTCAACTCAGGAGCTAAGCCGGGAGCAAACGATCCTGACCGCTCAGCAGTCACTTGGCAAAGCAGCAACCCAGGCGCAGATTGATTTGGCAGGAGAGTATGCCGCCCAGGCTTATGACACTGCGGCAGCTTTGAAGGCTCAGCAGAAAGCCGATAAAGACCGGCAGGATACCGAAAAGGCTTATCAGAACGTCAGAAATCAGTCATCTCCGCTCGCTGCCGCCGATAGCACTTATCAGCAGCAAATGGCATCCCTCAATGCCTACGCTCAGCTTTACCCGCAGAAGATAGCTGAGGTGGAGCAGACTCGTGCAAGTATTGAGGAACAATACCGGCAGCAACGCCTTGCCGCGATGTGGGATGAGTTCGCCCAGCAGAATGCCGCCACAATGGCCGCCGCCGCAGCATTCGACTCACTGGCTGGAAACGCATCAAACGCGCTTACCGGCATCCTGACCGGGAGCATGAGCGTTAACGAAGCTCTCGCTTCTCTCGGGCGCACTATCCTCAACAGCGTCATTAACTCGTTCGTTCAGATGGGTGTTGAGTACGCGAAGAACCTCATCCTGCAGCAAACCTTGGGCAGTGCGGCTATTGCGGCAACAGGAGCGCAGGCAGCGGCAGCGGCAGCATTTTGGGCTACTCCTGCAGCTCTGGCGGCCACAGCTACATCAGGCGGCGCAGCGGTAGCGGGACAGGCTGCTTTGGCGACAGCAGTTGGCAGCGCTCAGGCCATGGCACTGGCTGGCGCACGTAAGAATGGCGGGCCGGTCTCTGCCGGGTCAATGTACCGGGTAGGTGAGGGCGGAATGCCCGAGATTTACCAGGCTAGCACCGGGAAGCAGTACATGATCCCCGGCGATAACGGCAGGGTAATCAGCAACAAGGATATGCAGGCAGGCAACGGGATGAACGTAGTGGTGAACTTCAACGACTATTCATCCGGAAGCCACTCCTACGACTACCAGGCCACGCAGGAAGGAAACACGCTGACGGTTGAGGCATTTATCGCTGATGTCTCCAATGGCGGACGCATGAGCCAGGCAATATCAAATTACCACAACGCACCGCGCCGGGCGGTTGGAGGATAGAATGGCAATACCTTATCCCGACTGGCTGCCACTGGCGCAGAAGGGGAAAACGCCGACCACGGACACGGGTTTCAGGGTCGATAATCCACAGGTCGGCGCACCGATATTCCAGAAGCTAACCGATGACCTCAAGACATCTTTCTCCCTGACATGGATACTCACCAAAGACCAGCACCGGGCATTTTACCAGTGGCTGCGTAGCCCTGCTTATCTCGATAACGGCAATCAGTGGTTTACCATGCGGCTGGGCACCGGTACAGGCGATTCTGGAGTAGAGACACAGGAGCTGCATTTCCTATCTTTCCCGTCATGGTCACAAAGCGGATCTGTGTTTACGTGGACTGGCGATGTTATCTGCCGGGAAATCATCAGCGATGACGACCAGTTTGCAGACATCATCGTGGAATTGCCGCCACCGTGGGGTAACTGGCTGGATGTGGTGGTTACGGGTTACGATGACGGGCGCGACCCGGAGACGATCCCGAGGGTTAACTGATGCCGACATATCGTGAATTTAAGGCGCAGCGGCCTAACCGCATCATGTACGAGACGGTAGAGTTTTATCACCCGTCATTCGGCTATGTGCGGCTGGTAGCCGACCAGGTGTTTCCCAAGACTCTTGGCGGTGTGGTTTATGAACCTTGCCGTTTTGAGCTAACCGAGAGCCAGCAGAGCAACACGCCGGTAATCGACAGCACGCTCAAATTCAGCCAACTGGCGCAGGACTTCAAGCAGAAGCTTAAGGCGTGGAAAGGGTTCTCCCGCGCAACGCCGATCACCTGCACAATCCGCCGATTCGATGCAGCAAACATGAACACAGCTCTCAATGCATGGACGCTCTACGTCAGTGACTGCAACATGGACGGCACCGACGTTAACGTTAGTCTGTCGATGTCCAACCCCCTCAACAGGAACATTGGCCGACTATATGACCCGGCTGAATGGCCCGGACTCGTGAATGGGTAATTAAATGGATAAACAGCAATTCATTAACCGGATGATTGGCGTTCCGTGGGTTGACCGCGCCTGCGCTATGGAGTCCTGCGACTGCTGGGGCCTGGTAGTTCTTTATTACCGGCACGTGCTGGGAATAGAGTTGCACCATCTGGCGGGATATGAGGCTGGTAGCGACTTCCTTACCTGCTACAGCGATGAGGTCGTGTTCTGGAAGCGCAGCCCAATGCCCGTTGAGAACGCAATATTCATCGCATACGTTGGTGACCGGCAGGAGCACGTCGGTGTAATTGCTAATGGAGCGGCTTTGCACAGCCGTGGTGATGGGGGCGGCGTCCGGCATGACCGCATTCGGGCAATAGAAAAACTTTTCACGCGGGTGGAGTATTTAACACATGCCGATTATTCAAATCCAGCACGTTCCAGGGCAGCCTAAAGAGCGTGTTGAACTGCCGGCGGGAGCCATCTTCTACGACTGGCTCGTCAGTAGATATTTCTTCAGTGATGTTCTGATCATCGTGAATGGCGTCGAGCTGCATGATGATGCCGAGTTGGCTTTCCCGCTAACTGAAGTGCACAGCATCCAGATTTTCTCCCAGCCAAAAGGCGTTATTGGCAAAGTGCTTAATCCGGTATTCAAACTGGTTCAGCAGGTGCTGGGCTTCCTAATGCCAAAGCAAAGCTTCAGCACGGCTGACACCAACGCCAAAGAGTCACCGAATAACCGCCTTACCGGGCAGACAAACGTTGCCAGGACGTATCAGGCCCGGCCAGATGTTTATGGTCGCGTGCGTGCGTATCCTGACCTGATTCAGGAGTCTCTGTTCGAGTACGAGAGCAACCTGAAATACGTCACGGAGTGGATGAACTTTGGCCTGGGTAATTACACCGTTGAGGACGTTCGCTACTCTGAATCATCTATCGGAGCGCTTGCCGGCGCGAGCTATGAGATATTCCAGCCAGGGCAGGCCATACCTCTTATATATGAGGGATTCGCCTTCGATGACGTAGACGGACAGGAGTTGCCTGGCCCTAACGAGAGCAATGGCACTCCGTACCAGACAGCCACCGCCACTACTGTAGTGGCCGGGACATACGCGGGCGGGCAGATTAGCGTTCAGATCCGCAAACAGGCAGAGTTCGATTATTTCTACAATCTCAACAGGCCGCACCCGGTAAGCTTCGTTATTAACGTCACCTATGTGACCGCTCTTGGACAAGTCACCCGCGATGCTACTATAAACGCTGATTTATTCAGTGCATCTTTAACATCTGATGGAGCGGTGGTTAATCCGCAGCAGTACTACACCTTTTACTTCAATAACCTGACTGGATCCGACGCGAACGTAATTCCTCAGAACGCTACTATCAACACCACTAAATTCATCCTAAATGACAACCGTGTAGTGATTGTCGGGCCTGTTTATGCTCCATTACCGGGTGAGCAATTGTGGGTTCACCTGCAGGCACAGTTAGCAGAAGATGAGGCGGCTGAAATCACGATAGATATCTGGCAGGTTGATGATGAAAACGAAGAGGTAGAAGGGACAAATCAGACGTTTAAGACGGCGCTTGCCGCTGGCGATAAAACCGATACGTACTATCAGACGTATAAAATAACGCCTACAGCCGGCTACGGCAGGTATGCTCTTTCTTTCTACCGCACTAACAACAGTAACGACCAGAATATCGCAAAGATTGAGGCGGTCCATTCGATTAACATTCGGCAGAATGAGGTTCATCCTGATGACACGCTCGTCAGGGTAACAGTCAGGGCTACAGAGCAGGCTACCAGCCTAAGAGAGCGCAAATATAACGCGCTCATCACCCGTCACACCATCAGTTACGACATGGTGACAGGGCAGGTTGATTACTCGCTGCGTGCTTCTCGGTCATTTGCCGATGCTGCCGCGCATACCTGGCTGATAATGGGTGAGCAGCCTGCATCGACAATAGACCTTTACGAGCTGTATCGCATAGCTAACACCATATCACCTGTGGAATTGGCCTATTTCGATTACACATTTGACGATGAGGACATCTCACTCGGAGCGCGTATCGAGACCATCTGCAATGTCGCCAGGGTGATTGCGTACTGGGATCAGGGGGTGCTGACTTTCAGCAGGGATGAGAAGAGGAGCACACAGGCTGCGGTGTTTAACCGGGCCAACATGGTGGCAGAAGAGTTCAGGCTGACCTACGACATGCGCATGCCGGGACAGTATGACGGCGTCGAGGTTGAGTACGTTAACCCGGCTACGAACAAGAAAGCATACATTCGTTACCGCGTAACCGAATCAGGGATTATTGAAGAAGAGGCACAGACGCCGCTCAAGGTGACGCTGAAGGGCTGTCGTAACACCCTGCAGGCAAGAGACAGAGCAAAGCTTGAGGCAATGCGCCTTTTTTATTCCCGTGTCCGCATGGCCTGCAAGGTGCTTGCTGATGGCGAGTATGTTTCACCGGGCGATCTGATTGTCGTTGCTGACACCTACGATACGAACCAGCAGGCCGGTTATATCGTTTCCCGTTCGGGTAATAATTTCGAAACGAGTGAGAGGATTAACTGGCAGGGCGATATGTATGTTCTTGTGAGCGACTCACTAGGCAATCCGACTGCGCGATATAAGGCATCTCGCCGAGATGATACCGATTTCGGCTTCACTGCGGCAATACCTGCTGTCCAGCTCAATATATATGACGGCTACAATATTCAGTCACCCTCTCGTTATGTAATCGCCACTACTGAAGAGTTAGACGGCACCCAGTGGACGGTTACCGAGAAAAAACCTAACTCTGACGGAACGACATCCCTCACTCTCGCAGAGTACAGCGATCTGATTTATTCCTGACAGAAATTACCAGCAACCAGACCCGACCACCGAGCCGGGTTTTTTTATGGAAAAATTATGAACTGGAAAGAATTATTTGATTATCACAGTGGGAAGTTATTGTGGAAAGTTAAACCAAACAATCGTGTTAGAAAAGGAAGCGAGGCTGGCTATTTGCACCATGATGGCTATGTGGTTGTTAGAGTAAATAAAGTTTTAAATAGTGCGCACAGAATAATTTGGGAAATGCACAACGGGCCAATACCAAAGGGAATGGAAATAGACCACGTTAATAGAAATCGAATGGATAATCGAATAGAGAATTTACGCCTTGCAACAAGACGACAGAATTCTTGCAACCTCAGCACGAACACATCCGGTGTGCCTGGGGTGTACTGGTGCAAACAGCAAGGTAGATGGCGGGCAAGAATCTTCGTTAATGGCAAGAACATTCATTTAGGTCTTTTCAAAAATATAAATGACGCAGCAAAAGCAAGAATGAATGCAGAGGCTGATGTTGAGGCAAAATCTGGAGCAATTAATTTATGAGCACCCAACCCACTCAAAATGCAGTCCCGAGCGAATCACCTCGCGATTTGAAATTTAATGCTGGGAAAATCGATGAGTTTGTTAATGCTTTCGTGGATATCTATATCGACCGCTTCGGTAATCAGCATTATACGATAGAAGGTTTGCGGCAACTGGTCCTGCAGGCCATAGCAAAATATGGCTATATCACTATTGACTCATTTCAAGCTGGTGCAAATTTAACTCTGCCAAATCAGGTATTGCGGGACACGAGCAATGGAGAATATTACCGTTGGGATGGGGCGTTTCCTAAAAGCGTACCTGCTGGCTCGACTCCGCAAAACTCTGGCGGCGTAGGCAAAGGTGCTTGGGTGTCGGTGGGTGATGCGTCATTGCGTGCAAATCTGGCAGGAGAGGACGGCGTAAAACTGGTAAATAACGCGGTAGATAAACGCGGCGACACGATGCAGCGGCTGAACATCACAGGTGATGGTACGGCAGCAGCCACAGGTAACCTGGTAGTGGGTAATTTACCTATCAGCCCGGGCACGGACGCAGCCCGTGACGCTTTTACTGTGTCGCGTCTTATCCAGAACGGCCCTACAAACTGTCACGCATACGCTGATAAAACAGTAATCGATACGGCTACAGACTACGGCGGTTATGGTGCGTTTGACTCGACGCTGAAACTCAAAGGAGCGCATACTCAAAACCATGCTTATAGCTACCAGGACAGAATAGAATATAACGGTTCTGGCACTCTGGAGTTCTTGAAAGGGTTCATGTCTTCGCCCATTCATACGGGTACTGGACAAATAAACGACCGTGCAGGCCTTTATGTCAATGACGTAGTTCTTCAAAGCACAGGAAAGGTTTTACAACAAAACGGCATTCTAATTGAGCACCTTCAGGCAGCCTCGCAGGCTAACGTAGGTATTCATATTAAACAAATGTCTGGCCTCGCCTATTATGCCCCTAACGCTGGCAGGATGTATCAAAATGGCGTCGCTGGGTTTGGTGTTGACCCAACTGTATCAAATTACCCAATTAATTTCCGTGGAAATCCTAACGGCACTTTTTATGGATTTAATACCACTGATGTAAACGGCATGTCTGTTGGTGTTAGTGGGGACAATAAAATACAGTTTGTCGGTGCTAATGAAGTGCGCCTACAAATTAAAACCGCTGCGACATTCCAGCGAGCCATCACCCCCGGAAATGACAATGCGACTCCATTAGGTGATGCGATCAACCGCTGGAGTACGGTTTTTGCTGGAACAGGCACAATCAACACCTCAGATGGCAGAGATAAGACCGCGCCAGTTACAGCAGAAGAGTTGTCCGTAGAAATGGGCCAGGATTCTGACGCCATCCTCGATGCCTGGGGTGATGTATCAGTTATTGCTTTTCAGTGGCTGAACTCAATTCAGGATAAAGGCGATGATGCGCGCTGGCATTTTGGTGTAATCGCGCAACAGGTAAAAGAAGCTTTCGATAAGAGAGGCCTTGACGGGACTCGTCTTGGCTTGCTGTGCCATGATGAGTGGGAAGACCAGTTCGAAACTGTATCAGAGGAGGTCGTTCAGCATCCGCCCGAGATTTCTCCACTGGTGGACTTGTCTCTGCGTCCTATCGTAAAAGAAGAAGCCTGGGTAGAAGTGGTTAAGCCTGAAAGTAAGGTTCTCGTTACGCCTGCAGGCGACCGCTGGGGCATTCGCTCAGATCAGTGCCTGTGGCTGGAGGCTGCTTACCAGCGCCGGGAGCGTCAACGGCTAGAGGAGAGGGTTAGCAAGCTGGAGCGGCTGTTCGCTGACAAGTAGTCACACCTTATGTTTCCATAGCGAATACTCATCCCATAGCCAGATAGCTATCATTGCTATATCCAGGCTAACAAATCCTTTATCAGCAGATATGCCTGTGATCAACATTAGCAGGCATGCAATCCCCATGGCACGGATAAACCAGTGAGCTAATTTTGTGAACAAGACCATGTATCCACCGTTTCTTTAAGGGTGGACAGTTTAATGGTTGATTAATGATCAATCAATAACCATTGGTGTTGGGTGGGGATTGTTTTGAGGAACGCATAGCTCTGCACCTGTGCAGGGCTTTGCGCTCTCTGGGGCAGGAGTGGGACAAAACTGAGACCGTCACCACTTTTGATGATTTGTCATTGCTTTCTATCTTTTGCCATCATGGGACGTGTGAGCGCAGGGATGGCGCGGTATGTTATTGTTAAATTAGATAGTTCTTAGAACTTCTAAGCCGTAGGTCACAGGTTCGAATCCTGTAGGGCGTGCCATTAGTATTCAAGCACTTACGCCTTCTTAACTTCCTCCTTAAATTCCATGTGGGACATATTTGAGACATCAACCCCCAAAATCGAGTCAATTTGCCGCGCATGTTCGGTCAGGTGGTTAGGTGCCAGGTGAGCATACCTGCGTACCATTTCAATGGACTCCCATCCACCCATCTCCTGCAGAACAGACAACGGCACTCCGGACTGAATTAGCCAGCTGGCCCATGTATGTCTCAGGTCATGGAAGCGGAAATCCTCAATGCCCGCCCGACGACAGGCAGCACCCCATGCATTCTGATCGTCAACTCGCATCTTCCTGACGGCCTCGGTGATAGTTCCGTCAGGTCGGTGCCCAGCCTTCTTGTGAACAAATACCCATTTGCTGTGGTTACCTATCTGTTCACGAAGCACCCGGCAGGCTGTATCATTCAGGGCTACGCCAATAGCTCTGTTTGACTTACTGTCTTCCGGATTCACCCAGGCAACACGACGCTGCATGTCGATCTGCTGCCACTCCAGATTGATGATGTTCGACCGCCGCAGGCCGGTAGCTAGTGCAAATCTGACTACCGAATTCAGCGGCTCCGGACATTCATCTATCAGCCTCATGGCCTCATCACGTTCGAGCCACCTTACCCGCTTATTCCTGACCGAAGGCACCTTAATAACCGGTGCCTTCTCAAGCCATTTCCAGTCACGCTCAGCGGCTCGGAGGATGGCTTTCATCAGTGCCAGATGCTTGGCCTTCGTGGACGTAGTGACAGGCGAGGCCGAATACACTGGTGCTGGTTGTCCATTCTTTTGCGCCGCGGCTGCCTGAATCCGCCATATCTCAAGCAGCTTGCGGTTGCTCATCTTATTTACGGCTGAGTAAATCCGTTGCTCGGTGACATCCTTTAATCGAATCCCCTCAAAATGCGCCAGCCAGAAAGCCATGCGGCTGCGATCGTCTTTCAGTGACTTCTTTTCTGCCTTTTCCTCAAGCCAGCGCATGCATGCATCATCAAACGTTACATCAGGGAAATCGCCAAGGCGATCTACTCGCCACAGTTCAGCTTTGCGCTTGTCATGTAGTTCAGTAGCGAGCCGCTTGTCGGCAGTCCCAAGGCTTTCCTTAATTCGCTTCCCGCCCGGGAGCGAGTACGATGCGTACCAGATTTCACCTCTGCGGAAGAGTGACATTTCAATTCCTCTTTTATGTCATCACCCGCGCTCACGGCGACAGTATGCAGCGGAGAGCGAAGGGCTGCAATGCAAGCCTGGCGGGTGGTAAGGTAAGGGGATTTTGGTTTTGCGGGGTCTTTGCGGGTGGCCTGTAATCGTCCTGAGCGGATCCAGTTGGTAGCGGTAGGTCTGGATATGCCGAGCATGGCGCAGGCCTCATCAAGCGTGAGGCTGTATTGTTCCATCCATTACTCCAGTATCAATTTTATAGCCTTTAACATTCCGGTCAGCTCATGCATTACCTGGTCTCTTTCCTTCGAGCCTTTTGGGAGGCTTTCCTTCAAGGACTTCATCATCTCAGCCTCTGCCAAAAGCATCCTTGCTATCGCGAGTCGCTCATTCATTTGCTTTCCTCAGGGCAAAAATAAACCGCCTCATTCGGCGGCCATGGTGATGTGGAATCTACTGAAGCTTCTTGCTGATAACGCGGTAAACGTATGGCTGGCGGGATTCGTGAATAGAGTTCTTGTTGAACATGATTTTCAGGGCGTCGGCCTTGCTTTCGTGCACCGATACGACCTCCTCAACTTTTACTACCGATCTTCTGTGATGCCTGACGAGTATGTGAACTCTCATTGACGCTCCCTATGCGTACCACATATCAATCTTGTTATATTCGGCAATGACATCTTCATAACCAAGAGAGATGAGCAGCTGACAAATAATCTCATCCGCGATGATGTGAGCCGCCTCTGTGTCACCACTTCCTTGTTGCTCTTTCAGGCGCTCAATGGCTTGTTGTCGATCCATATTCATTCCTCCGGGCAAAAAAACGCCCGCACAGTGGCGGGCTAAATAATCAATCCGAACTCCAACGCCAGTCTCCTGTGTCAGAGCGGTGCGGGATTGCACCCAACAGCCTACTCAGGGAGTGGGCTGTAAGTTGCTATCAGTACTTCCCATACCACCAACCATCGCCGCCTTCATAAAGAGGGATGGGCTCACCTCCCACTATCTTGAAAATTTCCAGCGAGCAAGAGAAGGTTCCATTCTTCCCGCAAGAGACACCACTATCATCACGATTTATCCTGATGGACCGGCTCTCCTCTTCTATTTGGATATCAATCTTCATAGCGCGGAAAGGAACGCCATTTGTCATCGTTCCACCTCCAGAGCCAGACGGCGTTTTACGAAACCTTATCGAAGCGGGGTTTTGGTGTGGTCTCCTGCCACCGCGCTTTCTGCTCTTGTGCACTTCTGACACAAAGGCCATATTGCCTCCATTAAAAAAGCCGCTGTGTTAGCGGCCTAATCTTTAAGTGATGCCATCATTATCTCGATGGCTGGCTTGACCGCCTCTCGGATCTGCTCTCGGCTAAACTCCGGAAATAGTTGCCCCATTCGATACCAGACGCCGTGAGCGTTCCTCTCTATTCTGCATACGCGGACAAGAGCCATTTGCATCTCGGCAACCACGTCCTCATTGAGTGCGTTCACTGCTCACCTCCTTTCCCCAGCGCGTCATACTGGTTAGGTGTTGTGTCGATGGGGTGGTTCATGGCGTCCTGGAGTCTGTCCAACAGCACATACTCCCGGATTGGGTATCCTTCCTCAGCCCATCCATGCGCTTCAGATGAAGATTGGGTATAGCAGTATGGAGAGCCGCTCTTTAATTGCAGCTCATACAAATCAGCTACCGGTATGAACATGAATCCGTCACCCTCTGGCTGCTTTAGACGATCTGCGATATCGCCTACCTCCTGTTCAAGCTTTCTAGCGCTGGCTAAGAGCTCGCTATCCTCTCCCTGCTCAGCCTTAAGTGCCTCCCTGCTTGCCTGCCACCAATCCCACCAGCCATTCAACGGCTGCATAACGTTCATGCTGTCGAATGCGTGAAGATAGCTTTCACCATTCCGGGCTGACTGGATAACCTCGACCGGCAGCCTCAATTTCTCTGCTGCTCTCGCCTCAAACTGATCGCGCTCGCTCATATTAATGGCTCCTGAATCCGTTGCAGCCGAGAAGAAACTCGACAATGTATGTTTTCATAACATCAGGCTCTATACCTGACCAACCATCCGGAGGTGTCCATCCCTCGACAAGGCTTGCCATTCTTTTGGCCTTGGCTGCTGTCACCGATAAAGGGTCATTGGTGTGCTGCTGATTAACCAACTTCTCCATGCCTGGGATGTCCAACACAGCAAACCAAGTGCCATTGGATAGGTCGAGGCCGGGTATTCTCTCGTTTCTGCGGCGCTTATCTACTAGCGATACGCTCATTTTGCCTCCTGAAGCTGCAAGTAGACCAGCATCGCCGCCCTGAGCGGGTTAGTGCTGCTGTGAGTGGCTGCTGGCTGATTTATCTTTCCGTTCCGCAATGCCTGAAATGCAGTCCATTCCTGCTCGTACTCATCAAAGCCAACACCGATGCCTTCTCTATGCATAATCGGCCAAGCATCGACGGCGTTGTTGCAGTAATCCTTCAGCGTTGTTTTCCCATAAGCCACTTTCTCAGTGACAACGTCGCTTCCTTTTTTAGTCCATCTGATTCTGTCATTGCCGAGAAATTCCAGCTTGTACGGCTCTTTCATGAGCGCGTTATGCACAGCGCTGTTGATTTCGAAATCTGTCATCTTGCTGTAATCCATCACGCGTCCCTCTGTTTTCTGAGCATCTTATCCAGGTGCCGGTTTTGGTTAACTGAAGGAAAGCTGTTTCGCTGCATCAGCTCTTCCTTTGTTGGCATTGAGCCTTTATTGCGCTTACCACCGATGCACACAGTAAAATACGTCGCTTGCTCGCTTCTCATGCTACCTCCCTACGTGCGATAACCCTCGCACCGAATTGCATTAGCTCATCCCGTTCCACGGTCGAGAAGTGGCAGTGTGTGCGGGGGTATGGTCGCCAGATGATGAGCATCGAACCTTTGTTGTTGCCGCTCACTGGCTTGCCCGATAGTGGGTTGATGAATGCCAGCCGGCCGCCGGTAATGAAGCGCACTTCGCTTGCTGTCTCGATAGCCTCCCGAAACCAGCCGACGGAGGTATCAGCGGGCAATAGCATGACGGTGCCGATCATGTTTCTGCTCTCGGCAGCCGCCTTCCTGACAAATGGCCCGATATCGCTGTATGGCGGGTTCATCCATGCATAACCGCCGCTTTCCACGCTGTCGCCCCAGGGAGTAACCAGAGTGTCCTGCTCGGTGCTGATGAACTTGCGGCAAAGCTTGTTAGTTGCAGAGGCTGCCGCATCGAGCTGGAACCAGAACTCTGCGTTCAGAGCCTCGAAGATAGCGGGCGGAGTGGCCCACAAATCCCGCTGCTCTGCTGGGGTTGAGGTAGCAAAAAGATAATCGTTCACGCTGCCTCCTCGTTAAAGTTGAATCCAAGCTGGCAAGAGAAAGCCTCACAGGACTCAGAGCATGATCCGGTGTCGTATTGCCGCATGGAGGTCATTCTTGATGCCAATTCGTCACGGGAGGTATCGCTGAATAATGCGATTAGTGACTTAAGGGTGTTGTTGCCGCGGTACATAACCGGTTCTCGTCCGGTGCGGATTTCCTTTTCCAAAATATCCACGAACTGAGCAGCAAGTTCCGGCTCATCCATTGTGGCCAGAGCAACCTTCTGCATGCTCTTTTTGATGCAGAAAACGCAGTTGCCGAGGTGCTCCTGAATACCTAGGTCGAATGGCTGCTCTTCCCACCAATCGAGTACATCCTGCTTCTCAAAATCACTTATGTCGGCAAGATAGCTAAACCCATTCGCTGGCTTCAGGCGATTCTGCTCATCAGCTCTGATGCCAAGCCATGTGTGGTAATTTCCCCTTCCAAATCGCTCCTGGCAGTATTTGGTGAACGGGACTGTTTTCATCCTGTCAGTGCAGAACGCCCCCCCTACATAAGGATGCCCATACTTATTGAGTATCCTCTTCCATGGAATCAGGTCAGGCCCAATATCAGCTACGTCTAACTCTTCGTATCCGCTGGCCTTGCCAATCTCCGGGTTAGGTATGACCCGCACGCAGTGAAGGTCAATTCCCCATTCTCTGACGATGTTGCGAATGAACTCGTAAGTTTTTGGATGCTCAGCACCGGTATCCATATAGACGTAGTGAACGTCTTCGCCTGCCAGCCGCCTCTGCTCCATCAGGTGAACGAGATAGGCTGACGTTCTGCCGCCTGAGAAGCTGACAATCTGAGGAATGCTCATGCTGCCTCCTGCTTTACTCTGTTCAACTCTTCCGCTACACGCTGCGCTTTGAGTGGGTTTCTGATAACAGAGAGGCCGGGATATACCCAGCCTCTTTTAACGATTGAGTAGACAAGCGTAACGCTGCCTACGCGGATGTTGTCGCATGAGCCTTTCATCGTCACACCTCACTTGATAATCAGGGAAGGCCTTCCGACCTTGATGATTGCACCGGGGACTTCCTGCCCGGAGTCGATGAGTTTTTTGATGGCGAGCTTGTCGGCTTTGATAGTTGTTTCGTACTCAACGAACTGCGGCGGTAGTGCGCCGGAGTCTGTGATTTCTACTGAGCGTGACGGCTCGCGCACGGTAACTTCATGAAGACCGGCAGTGATTGACTTCTTGCCAGCCGTTTCGAGAGAGCGGGCGACGTATTCCTTGAGTCTTGCCACGCGGTTTTCAGATAGTCGTGCACGTTCGGCCAGGCGCTTGCTCTCTTCCCTGAGAGCGTCGGCATGAGCGGATTCGTTTTTGCAGACTGCCAATATTTGCTCAACCTTTGCCTCAAGCTCCCACTCTATGGTGTCGAGCGTATCGGCGATCATCTCTGGCTCCATGCCTGAATCTGTAAGCTTCGCGAAGTCGTTTGCGATGTGATAGAGAGCTGTCATTCGGTCACCGCCTCAAGCTTGGCTTTGCATTCTGCATAGACGAACTGAACATTCTGCTGCAACTTCATGCCTTGCGTGCGTTTGTACGCCTCAGCAAATATGCGCTTTAGGGTATCCATTGATTCAGCCTTCGACATCTCTTCGCAGAGCGCTTGCACATAATCGATAACTTCCTGTTGACGGCGACGCTCATCATCGCGAATCTCATCCTCAGACTTATGCCCCATAACTGGCTCCTGGTAGATGCCTTCGTCTTCATTGATGACGTGAATCGCGTTGTCCAGACGCTCAGCGCGGGGCCAGTACTTGGATGCTCGCTTCACGATGGTCTTACGCGCCATCTCTTCCCAAAAGTTCTTCCAGGGCCCGTTCTTGGCCTTGCTGGTAGCTTCCGTTGCCTTAATCTCTGCCAGACTCATCTCTTCGGTGAGGTAATCGCCGTCGGCAGTCTTTACGGTGCAGTAACCACCGACTACAGAGCCACGGTCGCCGAACGCGTTATATTTGTGGGTTGGCGCGGTATCGAGTCCGTTCGACTCATACGTATCGTTTGAGTAAACCAGTTTGCACTGGCCCCACTTGATGGATCCGGTAGCCTGGGCGAGATGCAGCAGGCCCATATAGCTGATATCGAGGCAAACCATGCCGTCACGAGGAACGAGGTAAGCCAACTTGCTGGCCGGGTTCAGTGTGATACCGATGGCGGCGACGTTGATGATCGCATTCTGTGCGCTGGTCGGGTTTGATAGTGCCGTCTTAGCCAGGAAGTCATTCTTCTGGAAAAGTTGGATTGCGAACTGGCTTTCTTTGGCCCAAGTTACTGACTGGTCAGTTACCGCCCCGACAAAGAGCGGCTCCTGTTGTTTTACGAACTCTACGATGCTGAAGCTCATTGTCGGCTCCGTTGGTTATTTTAAAATGGGCAGCCGGTACGATGAGACCATTCATACTCAGCCTGTGCGTATGCCACGGCAGACACGTAATCGTTATATGCCTCGATGCTGGCCTCATGCCGGAAAGCGCCCGGTTCCAATTCACGGCGCGGCTTTGAAAATGCTACGAGCAAGTTAGGGTCTTCGGGAAAGAGGGCGATAATCTCCTTCGCCCGGTCGTCAATCCATTTGTCGCGCTCGATACCGGACTGGTGCGCAAATTCCCTCTGCGCCTCGATTCTGTCCTGTGCGTAATATGCGTTCATAGCTCAACTCCTGGGTGAGCGAGGGCCGCCGCGTAGTGGCTGCCGGGGTGGAAATAGGGTGGGGTGGTGTTACTTGCCGAGGGCTTTGTTGATGGCTGAAGTTGCTTTGTTTTGCGCTCTATCCCAGCCAACGCCGTACAAATCTCCATGGTTAGCGCGAATGTATTCCCATCCACTCAACATATCTTGCAGCGCCTCCAGCAACTCAGGCGCTGCGGCGATGAGATTAGCGTTTGCAATCTCCTCCTCATCATTCACATACCCAACATATTTCGCCACAATGGAAAGTCCTGATTCATCCCGAATCAGCAAATTACCTTCATTGCTTACAAACCAAGGCCCACGCGTACCTTCAAACTTATCCATATCCACCTCAGTGTGTCAGCGGCAGCCCGCGACCGTTTAATAAGACCTCAACCACGCCATCCCGAATCTGAAGGCTCTCAAGAACCGTATGGATGTAGAGACATTTCTTATCGTGCTTAACCGCTGATACGCGGTAGGTGCGGCCCTGATGGAGTACGTGCATGCCAGGCTCAACACACTGGCGGATGATTGGCATGTGACCGTAGTGGCTATGCATTTCTGACCTCCGTTAAGTGACCGAAGCCAGCAATCTGCATCTGCTGCCGATTGAGGCTTAACGTGTTGCGAGGGTTATTCACATCGGTGAGCAGCCACTTGTAGCCGCAAGCAAGCGGTGTGACGCGATACAGCGTGTTGTTGTGGGTGACGGTCATGATGCCTCCCGGTCATTGCTGCGCTCTGAATCCTGCTGCCACGCCTTACGCATGAAATCTTCGCTAAAGTCCATTTCCGGAGCCTGCACTAAAGCGATGTACGCCTCTTCCTGACAGTTTGTGCAGTACCCTGAGCGGATAGCGCATCCGCAGTTTTCGCAATGCTTAGCCATACATATCTCCCCGCTTATCGCCGCGGCGCGGAACGTTGAACAATTAACTCGCGTGTCTGTTGCCAAAAAAGAAGCCCACCACTTGGATGAGCTTTTGTTTGGGCAAAAAGAAACCCGCCGGAGCGGGTCTATTTGCTTTGCGCTGCGTCGAAGTCAGCCCTTGGAATCCAGAGCACTATCCCAACCATGCCTCTGTTTTCGATGACATCCATAATGTCGGCGCACTTGGTGGCGAATTTGATTACTGTTACCCCCTTCCTTCGTTGAGCATCTTCAACACAAGAGGAAAGCATCTGGTATTTTGCTCCCTCACTTAACAGCATCTCTTTGATCGCGTCTTTTGCTGCCGCCATCCTCTTTCCCCTCTCTGTATAAGAAACCCGACCGGGCTAACCTTCAGTAATACGCCACCGCCATAAATATGGTGCGTGATGAAAGTTATCCAGCCTCTTCATATCGATGACACCATGAACTCCCTTGTCGCCAATGATGAAATCACCAATACGCTCATCGCTATGAATCTGATAGCGCGATCCGACAGTGATAATCCTCACCGAGTCCATATGTACTTTTTCTGCCGAAATTATCTCGACGTATCTTGCCATCCCCTCATCCCCTGCGTCGCCGCTATGAAATATTTGCCTACTTGGCAGCCAGCATCGCTTGCCAGATGAATACCACGGCATCTTCCAGCTCAGAGTCATCGTCTACCTGATCTGCGACATCCGGGAACTCTTCAAGCAGCTGCTGAATGCCTGCCGCAATTTGCTCTTCTGTAGGCTGTAAATCGACTTCGTATTTAAATTGCATCTCTTTCCCCTCATCCCCTGCGTCGCCGCTATGAAATATTTGGCTGTGTGGTGGCCGGTGCTGCGATATTCCGGCATCGGTGATTTCTCACTAGGTAAACCTGCCTCTCACCACGTTGCGAACCGTACCCAGGCAGCTTGAGCACCATCACCTTGACGTCTCAGCCCGTCAGCCCGGGCATTCACCACACACCAAATACCTCAGTAAAGCCGCGCTAGGCGGCCTATTGATTAATCAAGATTGCTATCTGAGATGAACTTCTGCAAAAGCCCTAGCAGCTCTTGGGCTTGCTTCTTGTCAACAATGACAGACTGCTCACCATGAACGATAACCAGGTCACCTTGAAAATCGATGAAGACATCTTTTGCCTCAAACTCATTCGTAGCTTTTAACTCAGCCATATCTCACCCTCTGTTAGATTTGCCGTCAGCCCCTAAGGAGCTGCTGTTGAAATGCTTTGGTGGTGTGGTGGCTGGAGTCGAACCAGCTTCCATCGGTGCGCTGCCGATTGGGTTACGCGCGCCTTGCGGGTCTTATCGCGAATTGATTCCGCAAAACTATTCCCTAGCTCGCCGTTGAGCTTCACCACACCCCAAAGCACTCCATAAATTGCCCCTGAACCGGCAGGGGCGACCGGGCTTATTGATTATTTATGTCTCTGGCAACCCATCACCTGAAATGATGCGCCTCTGAGCCAATCAGGCTCGTTAAGCCGGTTACCCAAATGCCCTCGCGTATCTGATGGAGGAAGCATTTCGTGACTGCTTCACGGTTAAGCCAAACCATCAGCAGTAGAGACAGGATTAGCAGCGCTTGCATGCTCCTCCTGCTTAATTCCTTAGATCAGCTGTAAATTCCTCATAAGTTGTATCTAGGTCGTCACCTTTACCTGCTACATAAGTCCTCCGTTTCTATATGCCGCGTCTAAAAGGGTGGCAGCGGCTAGCCATGCTTTTGTGTTGCCCTTCAGGGCATAAAGATTCTTCTCACATCAGCGAGCTGTTACGACTTGCTTTGATTTGCGATGTCCAGCTGCGAAGATAGCGACTTCAGGTAAGCAGCTTGCGCCGCCGTTATTGCTTTCGCGAAGACTGCCGAGCGAAGTGGCCCGGTCAACGCGACTCATACCATGCTTAACTTCCTGTGACGCGTTCTGAGCAGCCTCAGCGCGACGCTTAGCCATCAGCTCGCCACGTTTCAGATAACGCCGTGTAACGCTGTTGGTTGCGATTAATTTGGTCATACATCCTCCAGTGGTTGCTTTGGTGGTAAGAGGGCGGCACCACATCGTTAACCCGCCAGGTTCTTTCGTATCTCTTACCCCAAAGCAACTTCCTTTGGTCTCCCACAATGGCGGGAGAAGTAACCCCATCGATGTTAAATAAGCAGCCTGACTTCCTGTCTGGCGCGGCTTAACTTCCTGTGCCGCTGTCGATGTTTCGTTTCGATGAGTTAAATGTACCCACAGGTAACGTTAATGTCTATACCCATAGGTAAAGTATTTGCGCGAAAAAGTTTACCTATTTGATATTTCAGGTAATTTATTTTGGAGGTGGGGTAAAAAAAAGCCCGCAAGCGCGGGCTATTGGAATGGAATTATGGGATTTTTTGCCACTTTACGTCTACGACTGTACCTATTATCTGGCAGTTGCCATTAATCTCAGTGACAGGGTATTGAGGATTCAATGGCTTGAGGAAGCATCTGCCAGCATCCTCGATATACATTTTGAATGTGGCTTCGTTGTCATTGATGAGTTTGGCAACAACCAGCTTCCCGCTTTTAGCTTCTTTGCTCGGATCCACCAGGATGATCATTCCCTCAGGAACGGTGAATCCAACCGGAGATGTCATAGAGTCGCCTTTAACCGTTAGCCAGAAAGAGTTCTCTCCAGCACTGGTTGTAGTTTCCGGCCACTCCTCAATTTCTTCAAGCTTATAAGGCTCTACTGCCTCAAGCCATTGCCCTGCGCTTACCCAGCTTATCAATGGAAATTCCTTTGTTCCCTTGTGCTCGCCTGAATAGGCAACATTGCCATGACCAGCATCTGTTATGCCATCCATCCAGCCTCTCGGCAAGGAAAAAGCATTCTCAATGATCTCTACCATGTCGTCAGCAATGCGCTTCCGACCCTTCTTCGTCTCGTCATAAAGCATTCGCGAGACGTAAGACGGCTCCCGTTCAATTTTTCGCGCCACTTCGACGGCTTTGCCACCGCACATTTCGTCGCGGATCTGCATTAGGCGCAAGCGCCTTTTTTCATATTTGTCCATGTCGAACATTTTTACGACTCTTTACCTTGTGGTAAATAACCTGCGGGTATTGATTTATTGCTTACCTGTGGGTAAACTAAATCTCGTGAAGGTAAACAAGGACCCGAGATATGAATGAACTGAGGCTTTATCTCAATAGCCTTTCACAGGATGAACAGAAGGCATTTGCCTACGAGTGCGGAACGACGATTGGCTATCTCCGCAAAGCGTTAAGCAAAAACCACGAATTAGGCGCAGCTCTTTGCGTACTGATTGAGAAGGCAAGCTCAGGAGCTGTAACTCGTAAGCACCTTCATCCTAGTGACTGGAACAGTATCTGGCCTGAGCTGCAGGCCGCTTAGCAACACCGCTCTTTAACATCGCTACTCATCTTCTCCGCCCATGTGGAGACAACTTAAACGCATCTCAGGATGCACATTAACTATTAAACCTAAAGGAATTATCCAAGATGGAACCCGCAAAAACACGCAATTCAGCAGTGGCCTTTATCGGCAAACATCTGTTGTCAGCTGCACATCAGGCTCTCGTTAAAACGAAGCAGAGCACGGTAGCGAAGGCGCTAGGGGTACATGACTCTACTGTACTCCGCCGTACCGAGAAATACCCGGAAATCATGGATCAGCTCGCAGCAAGCGGTGTTGAGGAATTCGTGATGAAGGGGGAGAAGAAACTTCCGTTGGATCAGTACCGGTGGTTGATGACCATCGCGCTGGAGTTCGCAAAGTACCAACTGGAAATCACAAATGAAAAAGCGCCCAGCTGCGGTAACAGCATGGACGCTTAAGACACTGTGTTATGCCAACAACAGTAGAGGTCATTATGACAAAGCCACTCTGTCCTGACCAGGACAAATTACACAAAAACATTATTCGTGATCGCTATCTGTCCGGTTTCAGCCAGCCTGGTCGATTTCGGGCTGAGTGGGAAAGGGTCAAGCAATCATACAGAGGTAAGCATCATGGATAATCTCGCAACCGTAACACAGTTAAGGCCAGCGCAACGGCCTGTGGAGCGTCGTGTGGCAGAACTTGAAGATGGATATACCCGTCTTGCAAATGCCCTGTATGACGAGCTGATCGGCGCAGATTTAACGAAGAATCAGAGCAAGGTTGCTCATGCTATCTGCCGTAAAACATACGGCTTTGGCAAGAAAATGGATCGCATATCTGACAGCCAGTTAGCCCTGCTTACCCGGCTGCCAAGACAGAAGGTGAACAAGGCCAAAAACGAGCTGATCGCAATGAAAGTTATCCTGCGAGAAGGCGTTCAGATAGGGCCAAACAAGAACATCGCAGACTGGCAAATCGAAGGGTGTCACTACTCTGGTGATAATGTCACTGCATTGGTGACAAAAAGTGTCACCAAAACGGTGACAACCCTGTCACCAAAACAGGGACACACAAAAGAAACTATTCAAAAGAAAGAAAGAAAAGATAAAAACACTTTGCCCGAACAAGTTCAGGCTGAGTGTGAAAAAGCCTCTTCCCGACACGAAGAAACTGACAGGGCTTTCGATGAAATCTTCTGGTGTGCAGGAATGCGCAAGACCGGCAAGAAGAGCGCAGCATCAGCATTCAGAACTCAGTTCGCAGCATGGCGGAAAGAAAAACACGGCACCCCGGAAGAGTTTGCCAGCATGTTGGCAGCAGATATCCGTACTCGTGCAGGCTCACAGTTTGGCTTCGACAAGCTGCATCCGGCGACATACCTGAACGGGCAGCGCTGGAATGATGAGAAGCCATCAGGCGCCGAGCCAGGCCAGAAATCAACTTCCGCCATCACCGTATCGAAAACCGGCTACGTCTTCTTCGACAGGTGATCTCATGAAATCACACATCAAGCGTTTGCTCATCGCCGGGTATAACCACGGCTGGCTAAGCGAAGGGATTGTGCGGTTTTGTTTCAGGCATATCGATATGAGGTCTGTGTAATGTCACCAGGCGAACTGAGCGACCTGCTCTGGAATCAGGTCGAGAAGGTTTCCCGGCACCTGCTGCCAAATGGCAAGCGCGACGGGCATGAATGGGTTGCTGGCAATGTGCACGGCGACAAGGGAAACAGCCTGAAGATTAACCTCTCAGGTAAGAAAAAATGGGCCGACTTCGCAGAGGGAGAGGGCGGTGACATGCTGGATCTGTGGGTATCATGCAGAAGCATCAACCTTCACCAGGCCATGCAGGAAGCAAAAGCTTTTCTCGGCATTCAGGATGATGACCACCACTTCGCAGCCAAGCGTGAGAAGAAGTTCTCCCGACCGGATCGCAAAAAAGTGGCCCGGTATATCACCCGCGATGAGAAGCACATTGAGTATCTGCAAAGTCGCGGTATCAAGCCAGATACGGCCAGAACGTTTGAGGTCGCCAGCGGTAAGGTCTGGAACGGAGAGCGGGAGCTGGATGCTCTGGTGCTGCCGTACAAACGCGACGGGGAGCTTATTCAGGTTAAGCGCATCAGCACTGAAAGGCCAAACGGGAAGAAGGTCATCATGGCTGAAGGAGATTGCGAGCCATGTCTCTACGGCTGGCATGCTCTGGATCCGCTAGTGCGTGCAGTTGTTCTCTGCGAAGGGGAAATCGACTGCATGACCTACACACAGTACGGCATCAGCGCGTTGTCGGTGCCATTTGGCGGCGGCAAAGGTGCCAAGCAGCAGTGGATTGAGTTTGAGTTTCATAACCTGGACCGGTTCGATGAAATCTGGCTCTCAATGGACAGTGATGAAGTAGGTCAGCAGGCCGCCAAGGAGATAGCCAGCCGTCTCGGAGAGCATCGTTGCCGCATGGTTACTCTTCCGCACAAGGATATTAACGAGTGCCTGATGGCCGGAGTGCCAGAAGACGACATCTGGAATTGCCTGGCACAAGCGACCTACTTCGATCCGGAGGAACTCTACAGCGCCAGAGAGTTTTATCAGGACACAATAAACGCCTTTTATGGCCGTGAGCAGTCTCTCTTCCAGTCTCCGTGGGGAGCGTTAAACCACAACTTTCAGTTTCGTGAGGCAGAGCTCACCCTCGTTAATGGTGTGAACGGTCACGGTAAAACAGAGGTCGTCGGTCACATCGTTGTCGAGGCTTTACGACAGGGAGTCAAAGCGTGCGTGGCATCGCTGGAACTTAAGCCGGGCATATTGCTCAAGCGCCTCACCAGGCAGGCAACGTGCTGCAAAATGCCTCCGGTACTTGAAATAGAGGCGGCTTTCAACTTCTACGATGATCGGCTCTGGTTATTCGGGCTAACCGGAACCGCCAAAGCTGACCGGCTCCTGGAGATTTTCCACTACGCTCGCCGCCGCTACGGCATCCAGTTATTTGTCATCGACAGCCTCATGAAGTGCGGCATTGGAGATGATGACTACAACGGGCAGAAGGCCTTTGTTGACGCACTCTGCGACTTCAAGAACAAGACCAACTCTCACATCCTCCTGGTAACTCACTCCCGCAAAGGAGACAGCGAGGATAAGCCTACCGGGAAAATGGACGTAAAAGGCACCGGGGCCATCACGGACCTAACGGACAACCTCTTCATCATCTGGCGCAACAAAGCCCGCGAGAGAGCGTTACAGCGCATCCAGGCAGGCGAACCACCAGGCGATAAAGACCAGCAACTTCTGTCCGGCCCGGCCTCAGTGTTGATGCTGGAGAAGCAACGCAACGGAGAAGGCTGGGAGGGTGGCGTACCACTCTTTCTTGATGAACAGTCCCACCAGTTCCTGATGGCCGAAGGAGCTACCCCATACAACTACATTGCCAACATGCCAGCGTCTGAATATGACCAGGTGTGGGCTAGCAACAATGTTACAGAAGGTGCATAGCATGACCAATACCTCGCAATTTGACCGTGTACTCGCTCACATCACCGATCACCCCGGGTGCAGCTCTCCCGAGATATCAGAAGCGACCAAGGTAGGTCGCAGCATCGTGGCTGGACTCCTAACACAGATGAACCGTAACAAGCTTGTTATCCGGCAGAAGGTGAATCACCTGTACCGGTACAGAGCCGTCAGGAAGAAGGCCGAGCCACAGCCCGAGCCAGTAAACCTCAGCGCCACTTTTAACAGCCTTCTTCGCTGCGTCAGGGAGGGCAGGTCATGAAGAGATTAACCAAGCCTCAACTCAATTTCCTCATCTCCATCCACAAAGGCGCAGTAGAGCGTAACTCTGTCCACACCATCGGCAACACATTAAACAAACTAGGCCTGCTCAATTACTCCTACCCAAAACGTCAGTGGTACGTAACAGCAGCAGGCATTGAGCAGATTAGCAAGGGGGAAGAATAAGATGACCGACGTAAAAATTTACACCATCACCTCAGATGACCTGTCACCACCGATTAAGGGCGAGGGATTCTGCACCGATATGGTCAGGCACAGTGACTATGCGGCACTGGAAGAGCGATTGAATCAGATGGCGGCGGAGAATGCAGCGCTGAAAACTCCCGCACACTGGTTGGCAGCAGCAGACATTGGCGACCAGGCTGCCGAGAACGCGGCGTTAACCGGTGCCAATGATGACGAGCAACTTCTTGCGGGAATGGTGGCCATTATGGAGTCAATAACGACCCCCACTACCGACGCCTGGCAGCGCGAGCAGATGGCTAAGGGTGTGGATGCCGCCATTGAATGCGCCAAGAATGTTGTTGCTCAGGAGTTCCAATATAAGGACTTCGATACAGCGCAGAGGGTTTGCTGTCAGTTTCCTGAGTCCGACTTAGTCGGAAAGGTCGAGATGGTTGAATGGATGGCCGACTTCGCAGCCCAGCTGCGCAACGGGGAGGCTGTATGAGCGACAAATACGCAGCGCTGGAGAAGGGATGTAAATACGAAATCCCATCCCTACCAAAAAAAGTGAGCGCGGAGGATATTAGGGAAACGCTAAATGTTCCCATGTTTGAAGATGAAGCCCAGGCCGCCGCAAATGGTTTTAATCAGTGCCTGCTGGAGTGCGGTCCGATAGGGGAAGCCGCTAAAAGAATGAGTCTCGGCATTGATGAGTGCCTTAAAGAGATTGATGCAATGCAGGAGAATATTAATTACAAGCACAAAAAAATATTGACTCTGAAGGAGCATGCAGAAAAAGCAGAGAAGCGCATCCTCGAACTGCTGGCAGAGCGTGATGCTGATAAGGCGCGGATAGCTGACCAGCGCGAAGTCATGCGACAGGCAGCCGCTGATATAGCGTACGCAATTTTTAACCTGACCGGGGCAGACATAAGCCGATTGTCGCCTGGTGTGGTTGAGAGCACAGACCCTACTGACACCGCGCTAATCGCAGAGCGAAACTTACGTGCTGCCGCTGGCATCAGCCTGAAGATTGAGGGGGAATAATCGTGAAACTCGATGTAACCCCGGCGCAGCTGGAGGCTATTAAGCGCCTAACTGATGACATGGCCTCAATGATTGGCGGCGGTGAGGGTGGATCAGACGAGATCTGGCACAAGAACGTGAAACTGGTTGACCGGATGTTAGAGAAAAACGGGCATCAGCGATATTTCAAAGGTGAGGACTAACCCATGACACTGAGCAAAGAAATGCTGAAGAAAATTTCATCTTGGAGTGAAACCTACGACAACGTTGTGCTCCCTGCAGAGGATACCAAAGCCTTGGTCCGCGAACTGCTGGAGCGCCGGGAGCGGGATAAGCAGGAGCCTGTGGCCTATATGCGCGTCGGCAAGGGAGTCAGCTTAATGCATGCGGGTAATTTAGACGCTGCATTTAAAGTGAAGCAAGGAGGATGGGAGCCGCTATACGCCGCGCCGCCAGCGTCAGTAGGCTTTGTTAACAGACTTGATGCCCTGCTCAACGGTGAGGAAGCTACTGGGGATAAAACGGATGATGATATCTATAAGGATGTCTCAAGCCTTTTAGAGCACGCTTTATATCTCGCCGAGCGGACGAAAGCATACCGCGCCGCCATGATCCAGTCGTTCGGTAATTCCGAACAACTCGAACCTGTTAGCCAGCCTTACAAGTTGCCTGATGGCGCAGAAGCGATACGAAACGCAGAAATAGCCATCGACAGCGGCAAGATTCAGGCTGTGCGAGATGTACTCAGCTCTCCGGTAATTCCGGTATGTTGGTGCCGCACTTGCCGACCTGTGAGAATAACTGACATGCGATTCGTTGTGTGCCCTGAATGTGGTAACAAGCGCTGCCCTAAAGCAAATGACCACAGGAACTCTTGCAGCGAAAGTAACGAGGCCGGGCAGGATGGTAGCGCGTATCCGGCAGCACCGAAGCAGGAGAGTAAGTGATGGACATAATCCAAGGAACTTGCAATTGCGGAGAGGTTATCAGTATCGAGATCAACGCCGATAGTAACCTGTGTGCCCGCGCAGATCGAAAGCGCCCGTTCTATCCAGACGAGAAAAAAGAACCCGAGGTGATAGGTCACTTTGTTTATTCGCAGGAAGGGGTGACTGTTTTTCGATGCAGAAAATGCGACGGATGGATAGCTGATACTGTACCTGAAGCTGAGTGGGAGCTGTAGATGCCTAAATCCCCAGCCGAGCGCAAAGCATAAAACAGGCCCTTCGGGGCCTTTTCGTTTCTGCATTTTCACCGCATAGGTTATAATTACCATGCAGCCTGAACAACTGCATGGGTTCCGAACAAACCCGCCCGGCCCGAACAGCCATAGCTCGTGTGTCATAGATGAGAACATATCTATGACGCAACTGAACGCAACATCTCTCATGTCACAGATGCTTAACGGCACCTGCGACTTTCTGCATTCTGCGTTACCTCCCGGAGGTGGCGTATGATTCTCCCAAAAGACGGCATCAAGCTACATCGTGGCAACCTGAATGCTATCACCCAGCACCTTCACCCTCTTCTGAATGACGGGCAATGCTTCCGGCTTCAGCTCAAGCCGTGGCGTGAGAAACGCAGTCTTTCGCAAAATAGCCTTAGCCACGTCTGGTATGAGGAGATCAGTGCATACCTGATCGCTTCCGGTCGCACCGACGCCACTAAGGAATGGGTAAAGCGCAACCTCAAAAAAACCTTTCTCGGGTACGAAGATGTTGAATACACCGACTTCACTACCGGGGAGAAAACGGTAGAACGCCAACTGCGCCACACCTCCGATCTGGATACCGGCGATATGCACCACTTCATGTGTCAGGTGGAGCGGTGGTGTGCGCAATTCGGCCTAGTCCTGACCATCCCTCAAAGCAGCGAATTCCAGGTTCTGCGCGATAAGCAGGAGGCATGATGTATAGCCCTCTTGCTCGACTAATCGACCGTCACATCTACCGCGTGCGCAAAGAGAAGCGTAAGCCGTCTCCGCTGCCGTCGGAAATCCCAACCCTCAAAAACTACACCGCAAGCCTGTGGGACTCCCGCTGGGCTCGTCTGGCTGCACGGAGGAATCATGGATAAGTTGCCACGCAATTTCGGCTGGAATCGCCTGAAGCTGGCGACGCTGAGCTATGAGGAGCTTTCACGGCTGGAAGATGACGTGAAGGTCAATCACGCCTGCAGCGATGGTATCAGCATGTATGACAAGCCCGGCTACAAGAAGCTGGATGCGTTGAGCTGGGCTGTTTATCACAAGCAGAAAGCTGAGCGCAAAGGAGAGGTTAATCATGGCTGAGTTAAAAGCAGGGGGAATGGCAATTGTCATTGGCGGGCCAGAAAGATTGATTGGACATGTTGTGGAGTTAGTAAGCTTCACGCGTCCGGGAAGAATTGTCAGGACTCCTGACGGTGGTTACTTTGCAAATGGTCCTACTTCTCGGTGGTTAGTCAAAAGAGATGGAATTGAAACCACGCTAACCAATGGCAAGGTGGTTATGGGGTATGGATTGATGTACTCACACCATCTGCTGCCTATCGATGGCGAATATTCTCCGGACGCGCTGCGCTACACGAAGGAGATATCCAATGCCTAATCTCCCTCGCCGCAAGTGCAAAGTATGCTCCGCGTGGTTCATACCAGCATACGCCAATATCCGTTGGTGCTGCCCTGAGCACGGCACTA